GAGGACTATCAGCGTCCCGCCCCCCGCCGTCAGTATTTCTTGGATACTCATTGTGTCCTCCTGCACAAAAAAGGCAGCCACACCCCGGCGGGTGAAGCTGCCAATCGGTTTTATTCTGCTGCATCCAGCATATCTTGTGAGTGGCGAACTAGCACGTAGTCCTCCAGAATCTGATTTCGCAGGGCATCGTTGTTGCAGCCCTGCATCAAGCCCAGATAGCTCTGAATCACGCTCAGGGCGTACTCAAGGGGCACCTCGCCGCGGCCGTAGGCTTCACGGACATACCGAAGATGCTTCTTCATGCCGAGAGAGGTCTGCCGCCGCAGTTCAATTTTTTCAGGGGAAATCTTGCGGCCAACGAACTCAACCGCATGGCCAAGAGGAATAACGGCGGTCTTATTGTTCAGCTGCAAACCGAGATTTTCACGGAGGTATCCGTCAATCTCTTCCACAGCCTCCCACGCCGCCTTTTTTCCATCGACCAGCAGAAGCATATCATCCATGAACCGCGCATAGTACGGAATGCGCATTGTGCGCTTGATGTAGTGATCCAGAGGTGTGAGTACCACATTCCCCGTCATCTGGCTTATGATCGACCCGCACTGCATTCCCACGCCGGATATGCGTTCGGCGGTTGTCACATCGGTGCAGTCAACAGGAAGCCCCAGCGGGCGGCCATCCGCCCGGACAGCCGTTTCGAGGAACCATACCATGTCAGGGTCATCCAGCGGGCGAGTAAGTTCCCGCAGCTGAACATCAACCGGAATCCGAAAGAAGAATTTAGCAATGTCAAGTTTGACAACACGCCAATCGCCTTTCAGCCGGCCTGCATTTCGCATCCATTGCTGAATGTCAAAAGCCGCCTTTAGAGGCCCTCGCCCATCGATACTTCCGTAGCTGTACTCGTACATAGACTTCAAATAGATAGGCCACAGAACATTATAGGCTCCGCAGTTTATCACTCGGTCATAGAACGGCAGGCTGCTGATGATGCGCTTCTTGGGGTAGTATTCATAAAATTGGTGAAGTTCGCCAACATGATATTCATGCCATTGAAGCTGATTCACCGAGTTTATCAAATTTTCCTCAAGGTGGTCGGTGTACCTAAGCACACATCCCTGATAACGCCTGTCTTTACTTGCCTTACGGTAACCGTCATACAAATTGTCGAACGTTGCAAAACGCTCGAAAACGTGTCGGTGCTTTTCCAAAAAATCCAACTCCTTGAGGTCGCCGAACAGCGTGCGCCGTACGCTTATAGCGTCGGAACGCAGACTGCGAGGCTAATATTTTTAGGCTGCGAAATGCAACCAAGGGAACCAGCCCCTTTATCACCTCTGCACTGAGAGCAAGCCCTTGAGCTTGCAGTATCTGGCTTGGAGGCAAAGCGGCGCGGAAACCGATATCATCGTCCACGTTGGACCGCGGGTTGTTGCCGTTGAACGAGCCGAGGCCGTTGGAGGGGTTGTTCCAGCTGCAACCAGAAAAGAAAGCGCGTGACGGCTGGTTCCCTATGTTTTCGAGTTGGCCTTGACGGTATTGAGCCAACTCCCCAACAACTTTCCGATTTCGACAAGCTGCTTGCTCCATACCTCGTACTTGTGCATAGAAACAAACCGCAGTCGAAATGCCACACGCAGGTAGTGCTGCAATTTTGTGTTTGCAACGTCCAGTTCCTGCAACGTGGTCTTTTTGAAGTATTTTTTCTGCGCTTCCACAGCCTTTTCAAGCATCACATCCATAACGAGTTTCATGTCGGCTGCCATCGCAAACTTTTCGGATTTTGGGAACTGCTGGAGTACAGGATACGCATATTCCATCATATCCTCGATTTTTTGTAGGGTCGGACCAGTAAAAAGTTCGTCCTGTTTTCCTTCCATGCGGTAGACCTCCTTCCGAACGCGGGTCAGTATAACAGAAAACAGCTTGAAAATCTGCTTTTCGGTGGATTTTACCGAAAAAGCGGCAAAATCCACCGATGCAGAAAAAATCAATTTTATAAACGACCCCGCTTCGCGGGGTCGAGGGGAACGTGACTGCGCTACCGCGCAGTCATCAGGTCACAGACGGCAGTTTGCAGTAAGCGGCGCGGAAACCGATATCATCGTCCACGTCGGACCGCGGGTTGGAGCCGTGGAACGAGCCGAGGCCGCAGGAGGGGAGGCACCAGCTGCAACCAGAAAAGAAAGCGCGCTCCTCATCGCTATTGCGGAACCAACAGGTATGACCTGCACACAGATCGGAGCCGGAATAAGGCATCATACCCAACGCCTGAAGCAGCAGTTTTGCATTTGCGCCAATGTCCGCACTGCAAGTGATGGAGCCAAACGTGCAGCTAGGCCAATCGCCATCCGCATTTTTGTGGGTGATGGTCTTGGCCCACTGAAGTTTGCCGCCCACGATGTCAATCTTGACGGAGTTGGCAGTGGTGCCTTTTCCGTCCGGGGTGATAAAGCTACCATCCACGCAGCTGATAGCTTTCCACTCGGTCGAGGTCGGAGACTGGCTGTGTGCGCTGTCTGCGCCGTTATTGTTGACAAGGAACTGGATTTCGCCATACACAGAACGAACTGCGCCCATCCACTCCCATACGTTTCCAGTCAGACCAGAAATACCGCTGGGGCTGTTGTCATGATACCATGTCAGCGGGCCAGTACCAGTTGCGACACGACCAATCTTATCGCCACTCATATAGGTCGGGATAGCCTTATAGAACGATTCACTGTCGTGGCGGCCATAGTTGTTGTTGCCTTTCGGAACGAAGCCGGCAGCCTCACACATGCGCTGAATCAAGCCCCACTCCATGCGGGTCATCAGGTGCCAGCCCTCGCCCTTAGCCTCACAATACTGGCGTGCGTGGTCCATATCCAGCGATGCCGCAGGGTCAACGCCGCCAAGAGAGTATGCGCGGCCATCCTGCACGATGTTCTGGTACTTGGAGATGTAGATTGCGTCCACTTCCTGCCCGTTGACGATGAACGCCGGATGCACGGCGGCGGATTCACCCATGCCCAGCTGCTTGTAGGTCATCTTCGGGATCTTAACCATGATGGACGGCATACCGGCATTGTCGTAAATCAGTTCATTGCCGGGTGCAAGGCCAGTGACAGCCAGATTGGTCAGGTCAAAATTTGCAGCCATAGTAGTTACCTCCTATCAGTCGATGGCCCACAGGGTCAGGGTCACATTGTCCATGGAGAACGGAATCGGCTTCGCCGGGGTGCTGTTGCCCATGCGTGCGCCGCCCTCGGCGTTCTCCTCGCCGTCTGCGGGCACTTCCTCAATGGGCTCCGGCTGGGTGTACCGGCGGGCGGGGATATCGATTTCTGCCACATAGCTGCGGCCGGCAGCTGCGCCGATGACCAGTTCGCCATCGGCGTCATAGCACACATCGATGTGAACGTCACGGTCATCCTCGCGCTTGGCGAGGTTGATGGTCAGGTCATCATCGAAGCAGATTTTGTTCTTGACGACCTCGTAGGGAATCTTGGTGCCGGAATTTTTTTCGATAACGGTCATTTCAGAGTACCTCCGATTGCGATGTATTTGATGGTGGCAGACTTTGCGGAGCCGTTGTAGGCCAGCTTGAAGCCGTTGACCAGCTTCTCGCTGACCTCAATATCCCCGACAGGGCCATCGGATTTGACCAGTTCGGTCATAACCAGATAGCTGGTGCTGCCCATGTTCTTGCCCAGCGACACGCTCTTTTTGGAGTCGTTGCAGGGATAGGTACGAGCATTGGTCAGGTCCACGCTGCCGGACACAATCTGCCACGAGTTATCGATAGCGGCCACGGCTTCGTTCAGCTGCCAGCCCTGCTGCCGAACGGTATTGAACATCATGCCTAAAGCGGCATAAATATCCCATACGCCGTTTTCGATGTTGTTGAAGTGCTCCTGATCCTGCGGGGTGCCCTGCTGCATCACCTTGCCAGCAGGGGTAATGGTCCACGTTCCGTCTTTATTGTCGGTGATGATGTACAGACCGGGCTTGTCCGTAACATGGTCACGCCAATCAGTTTTATGATACACGGTCACTCCTCCTTCTTTTTCTCGGTGAACGTGAAGTCAAACCAGTACAGGATACCAGTCTGACCTGTTGAGATTTTGATGTTTACGTCCTCGTGTGCCCAGACCTGATTGTCCGAGTTGAGCAGCTCCACACGATTCACCGTAATCTCGCCCAGCCCGGTGATGGACACTCTGGCGCGGACAGTACCATCAGCCAGAATGTCGATGCCGGAAAGCGGAACGGTGTAGTAGGTCGAGCCGACACGGAAACGCGCACAGGCAATGCGCCGTTTGAGATAGCCCCGCAGGTCTGCGAAGCCAGCCGAATCAATCATGCTGCTACCTCCTTAAAAATTTATTCCCGGTGCGCTGCCGCACACCTTTGCGATGTAGGAAACGCCGAGGCCGGATTCCTCGGCAACAAGCCCTCCGCCTGATGTACCGCCGGATGTGGCGGTTGCAGGATGCAGACCAGCTGTCAGGTCGCCGGATGCCGGGGCCGCGTATGTGCTGCTGCCGTCTGCGGTCTGCACAACAACATACCCAGCATCATCGAAGCCCTGCGTGGCCGTCTCCGGGTAGGTTCCAGCCAGTTTCTCCGGTGCATAGGCTCCACCATTGTCCACCGTCAAAACATCGATTTCCGAGGCGGCAGTGCGGCCCTGTGTGGCCGTGGCCGGGAACATGCCAGCGTCGAGCTGCCCGGTGCGGGGGTGAGCGTAGCTGCCGCCGAACTCGTCCGTAACGATGATGATGTTCCCAGCGGAGATGCCGCCCTGTGTGGCCGTTTTGGGGAAAGTGCCGCAGCGGCGCACCGCATACACGATATAGCCGCTGCTGGTCACGATCTCGATGCCGAACGTGCTCTGGTAGTACACACCATCGTTGTGCGACCGCAGGCTCTTGTAGTAGCCGATGGCCCACAGCACACGTTCTGTGCTGACGTAGGACGCGTCGGAGCCGCTCATGTCCAGCATGACCCGGAAGTGGTACGGCTCGCCGCCATACTGCCACCATTCCTCCAGCCGGGAGCCGGGATAGATAGCCCGGATGCCCCGCAGCACAGCCCCGGCGGTTCCCCGGTGACGATGGATGTAGGGCGCGGACTTGATGGTGCGCCGCTTCGCAGCGAGGTCGTAGTCGTGGTCGTACCAGTCTACGGCGAAGTCCTTTGCCAAAATGTCCAGCAGGTCTTCCGGCAGCTGGTCGATGCGCGTGTAGATTTGACCGAGGTCGATTTCATCCAACCGCTGCTCCAGCACGTTGGCGATAGAGTGCGCCAGCGCAACAATCTTCGGGTCTTTCTGGAGCGCAAGCGGGAAGGAATCCATCATCCGCTCGGCGGTCAGGCCGTTATTCATCTTCGTACCCTCCGCTCTTCACAGTGACCGTGCCCACCTTTGCTACCTGCGGCACCTTGTCGGAGGTCAGGTCAACGGACGGTTTGCCGTCTTCCAGCGGGGTGAAAACAGGCTGCTGCAAGTCCACGCGCTTGATGCCAACTTCCAGCAGCAGATACCGCAACTTGTCCGGGTTGATATCCCGGCCCATCTTGCCGGACTGCCAGCTGATGTACTGCTGCACAGCCTCGTTTACGCGGGTTTGTGCATCCGCAGCAGAGATGTCTCCATCGCGGGTCAGGTAATAGGTCAGGTCGATGTTGTAGTTCACCATATCAGGATCACCAGAAATGACGTGGTCCGTCAGAGGCCGTACCTCATCGGCAGAGCAAACCTCCACCATCGCTTTCTTGGTTTCGTCCGGGGCACTGCTGCCATCATCCATGATGGCGTACAGGCAGACAGTGCCGGGGCTTGGGCTGTTTGGCACCACATCGGCGATTTTGGTAGATACGCTCTTCGCGAAATACTTGTAGCTGCCAACAGGCCCTGCGCTGGACCACGCTGCCTGACTATCAAGCAGAAGCTGGTAGAACGTGTCATCGTCCGGGGCATCGCTGCCGTTTGCGCTGGCCGTGACGTTGGAGCAGCCAGAATAGTAGTCGTACACATCAACAATGGTGTTGATGTCGCCGACTGCAAAGTCGTTCCCGACAGTGCCGGAGGTCTGGCATACCACCGTCACATCCGTATAGGTCGAACCAATAGGCACATATTCATCTGCCGCAGTCGCCCAATACAGTGAGGCGTTTGCGTCCGTGACGCGAGTGCCGGACGGGATGAGGATTGCGCTCTGCCGCGCCTCGCTGATGTTGAAGCGCATGGTGCAGGTTGCCGCAGTGGGCTTTGGACGCTGCTGCAAGTAGAACAGCTCCGCCAGCGCATCCAGATTACCACCATCTGCCCGGCTGGGCAGATTCTGGTTGTTGGCGCGGTTGTTGAGGGCACGCTCGTAGAGGATCGCGTCCTCAATCCACGAGATGAACAGCCGTTCCGGGCTGCCGGGGCGCACAGGTGTGCCAAGAAACTGCTCATACCCCGCACAGAGCAGCGCATCCAGTTCGTCAACGTCGGTGCTGATGAACTGGTGGTCTGCGGTACTACGCATTGATGCTCACCTCCACAACGGGAAGCATCGTTCCGGGGTTGTCCTTGGAGGATTTGAACGTAGTCCCCATATAGGCGGCTCTCGGTTCAAACCGTTCGATGGCTTCCTTGATGGCGGCGCAGAGCATAGGCTGCGCCACGTTTTCCGGGCGGTCAAGAATATCCGAGATGTCGATGCCAAACTCCCGGTAGCCCGGCACGGTGCCTTTCGGCGTGGATAGGATGACGGCGATGTTCTGCAGAACACTGGCCACAGTATCCTGCTCGCCGAGGGTAATGGCGGTCAGGTCATTTGCCGACACCAGATAATTGCTCATAAAATCGCCTCACTCTCTCGGATATTCCAGTAAAGTGACGCTCGCAGTAATCCATGTCGGAACGCCGAAAGCGTCTGTGTACTTGGTCTTAAATCTCGCGGATTTGATGACCCACCGATAGCTGCCGAAGACTTCATTGCCGAGGACAAACGGCAGCGTCGTGTGATTATCGACATATCCCTTCAGGATCTCGCGCTGCTTGCTTGGAGCCACGCCAAGGTACGCCGAAAGTTCAATATCGAACGTGATGGTGTCTGCATCCGTGCCCGTAAACTCGGCCAAAGCCTTGCCTCCAGCACGCTGGTGGGTGGTGTATCTGGCAGACACACTCTGCACCATGTCCTTGATGGTTTTGACGTAACCATCGAACACGGCAAAGATAATGCCTCCGAGGCATCCAACAATCACGGATAAATCCCTCCCAACACGAAGCCGTCAGCGTTGAAGCACGGCAGGTACAGACAGATCACGATGTCATCAATGGCGGGCACCCACCACACCACATGGGACTTATGCTGGTGGTTTGTGGAGTTGTCCGCGCCCGTGACCTTTTCCTCCTCATCCCAAATCTGGCGGGTGCCGTTCTGGGTGTTGAGGATTTTCAGTTGATACGGAGACGGGTGCGTAAACTGGTGATCGTGCAGCCCCGCTTCCTCGGTGTATACGATAGCCTTGTAGTGCTGCATCACAGGCAGCCAGCCGGAAGTAATCCCGGTGTCCTCGAACTTCACGCGCACAAGGCGTTTTTTCTTGTTCACATCGGTGACTTTCCCGATGCGAACATCGACGTTCACGTTCATCAGTAACCTCCCAGCGTATGACGGCCAGTGACTTGTGTGGTGTACCCGCCAGAGCCGGATACTGTGTGCTTAGACTGCTTCACGATGTACTTGCCATCCCACGGTCCGAACTGGTCAGCGTTGAACGTCAGTCCAGCAACTTTTCCGGGGTCGCCCGGATAGGTAAAACTTATCTGACGCTCATACTTGTTGTAGAGCCGGAGTTTCTTTGCAGCCAATTCTTTCGCCTCTGCCTTGCTCGTGACCGGGGCGTAGACTTCCAGCTGCTGATTGGTTTTGCTCTTGGCATCGTAGTCCTTAACGTAGGCAATGCCCTCGATAGCCTTGCCATCAGGCCCAACGTAAGATACCCGGCAGGACGCATACTGTGTTCCAGCCCGACCGAGTGAATGACTATACTTGATATAGCTTTTGTCGCCCAGCGTGGTAGTCCACACAGCGTCCTTGCCCTCGTACTCCTGCTGGTCAAAGATGACGATTTTGCCATCAGTGCATTTCAGCGACAGCCCTGCATCGTGGCAAAGCTGCTGCAAAAAGTCGATGTCGGAGCAGCGGTACTGCTCCACACGCTTGTACTCAGGGTCTTTCTTTGCAAGAAACTGGGTCGTCATGCCGTTCTTAGATGCCATTTCATTGGCAATGCCGGACAGCTTGTACTTTTCCCAGCCCTTGCTCTGCTTGGTCTGCCGGATCTGGCTCGTGTAGGGCAGCCCAATGGCCTTGATTGTGATAATGCCGGGCGGTCCAGACGCAACCACGCTATCCAGTTCAAAGGTTCCGCAGTCCAGTGCCTCGTCCTTTCCGTCAGAGTGCCAGTTGCAGGCGGTGATAGTAGCCCGGATTTTCAAGCTTTCTTCTCCGCTGCCAGAGGACGAGCCGGAAGAACTGCTTCCAGACTTGCCGGAGATCTCGCTGGCATCCACCCAGCCGTAGACGCGAGATGTGCCATCGGTGTGGATGACGTGGTACGGATGAAGCGCGCCCTGCTTGATGATGGTGATCTTGGCAGGTCCAGCCTTTGGGTTGCCATTCGCCTTTTTATCAGTGGATGCCTTATAGTGCGGACCGCCAAGGAACTGCACCACATCGCCGACCTTGTAGCCATCGGAAGATGCAGCCGATACATCGCCGTCTATCATCTTCTGGAGCCAGTCGGTCATCCAGACACCCTCACGGTCTTGGAGTTTGATTTGCAGGTCATCGCTGGCATCTTCCTCGTTGTCCGTAAAGGACAGGGAGAGCAAGTAAGGAGCGATGCTGCTGGTAATATCCACACCGTCAAACTCCACCGTACACTCGGCATGGCGGGCAGTATTTTCATCGCTCATGTGACCACCTTCTTCCACGGCGGCAGGGTCGAACTGGTCTTGGTTTCGATTTCCGGGAGCGTCAAAACGATTCCGGCAGGAAACTCAAAATAGTTCAGATACCGCGAGTTCGCAGCCATCAGGCGGGGCGCAAGGGCGCAGCTGCCGAGCTGCGTGTATGCCACGCTGTCCCAGCGGTCGCCCTGCACGGTGGTGTAGGTTTTGCTCATGCGTAACCCCTCCTGAAATTATCGGTGTCGTTGTCGCTCACGATTTCCAGCACAGCTTCCCGGAGGTCGTCATTCTGGGCGTTCAGGACGCTTCGCAGTTCATCCGTATCTCGCATACCGTAGATGTGGTAAACAGGTGCAACGGTGATAGGAGCCGCGCTGCTGGTGTTGGAGCCACCAGATGCAGAGCCGCCGGGCAGCTGCACTTCCGCAACGGAGCGGGTTTCGCCGCCGTTGAAGTAGACCGAATTGCCGCCAGTGACAGTTTCTACATATCGGTTGTACTCCTCACGCAGAGTCTGGGCTTCCTGCTCCTCACGGATGGAATCCCGGACAGCAGACAGGTCAATCGCATTTGTGCTGGTGATCTGCTCCAGCTGCCGCGCCTCGTTGAACGCCGCGCGGGTCTCCGGCGCAGTCAGCACGGTTTCGCCGCCGTTGAAGTAGACCAGTTCCGGGCCGTTCTCACCAACGATGGCAAAGCCCGGCGCGGCAGATTCCGTACCGACTGCATAGCCGGGGATGTTGCCGTTCTTCTGGTCGATGTTGTAACGCTTATTTGCCCCGGCCAGCGCATCAGAGGCAGCGTTCGCCACCTTTTCGTATGCCTCCTTGACACGAGGCATCATGCCCTCTGCGCCGTCGATAAAGCCCTGAATGGTGGACTGTGCGCTCTTCATGGCCTCATCGTTCAAGTCCATGTCGGCCACACTGTCGACCACGTTCTGTGCGATCTCGTCCATGGCATTGCTCATGCCGGTTTCAAGGTCGGCCATGCTCTCGCTGGTGGTTTTTTGTGCCTCCTGCAAGGAGCGGTAATTCTCGACCATCTTTGCGAGGTCGGAATCAGACGCAGCTGCCATGCCAGCAATGGCGTTCACAGAATCCTTGCTGCCATCGGCAAAGCTGGCGATAACCTCGCTCAAGCCGTCAATATCGGCAGCGCGCTCGGTCAGGCTTTCGAGATTCTGGTTGTAGTTGTCCCAATAGGTGATCTGGCTTTCCAGCGCGGAGTTGATGCTGGATGCGGAGGTGGCAACAACCTTTTCGGCAGTATCCCACAGGTCGTACTGCTTGGTGATGCTGTCATAGGCCGCATTGTAAGCGTCCGTGTATGCCGAAACGAGTTCCTGAATCTCCGCCTCTGCACTGTTGATAACATCGGTGACAGCCTGCTCCTGCGCAGCCACATCGTTTGCGCTGTTGGCGGCATCCTGCTGCGCCGCGTTCAGGGAATCGACTGCATCCTTGGCTTCCTGATACTCTGCCTCAGCTGCATCAATGGCTTCCTGATCCTTTTCCACAGCCTCGGTGTAGTTTTCGACTTCTCGCCGGGCGGTAACGAGGTCATCCGAATATCCCATGTACTCGGTGCGCAGCTGCTGCACATCCTCGCTCATGGAACGCCAAGGAATATCTTGGACTGTGCCATAAGTGGACTTGAATTGTTCGTCCGTCATGCCGAGGGTGGTAAGCAGCTTATCATAAGCAGCGGACATCCCAGCATTGGACTTTTCGACCTTGGCCTGTGCGGTAGCAAGTTTGGTCTCGTTTTCCGCGCTTTCGACCAGCACATTGTTGTACTGCTCGTACAGACCGTTCAGGTATTCCTGTCGGGCTTGCGCCTTTGCATTGGCCACATAAGCGTCCGTGTGCTGGCGCAGGGCTTCAGTGCCGCCCTTGATGGAATCCGTTTCAAGGTCAATGTCGTCAGCCAGACTGGGCACCAGAGCGGACAGGCGAGCAAGGGTATCGTGATACTCGGCGTTCCCGGCTGTGTTGCCATTTGTGGCGGCTTCGATGGCCTCCAACTTGCTGATGTACTGGTCTGCAACACTGGCGGTAGCTTCCATGTTGGAGAGTGTGGCATCGTAGTTGTTGCCGGCTTCCTCCATGCTGTCGCCCATCTCTCGCGCCGCGCTGGTCAATTCCTTAACAGACGGAACGGCATCGTCAGACGATGTGGCGAGTGCTGTAACGAGAGTGACCGTTCCAGCAATTGCCACAGATGCAAGCGTCAGCGGTCCAGCAAGGCCAGCCAGCGAGCCGGTGAACAACGTTGCCGCCGCATGAGCCAGCTTGATGCCGGCAGAAACAGCGGTCAGCGTTCCAATCAGGCCGCCCAGCGTGACCGTTCCGGCGGCAATGCCCTTGACCACGCCGGGGTTTTCCTCGACAAAGCCCTGCATCCAGCCCAGAACCTGCGCGCCAACATCGTACAGGCCGGACATGGTGGGAGTCAAATCCTCGCCGATGGCGATTTTCAGGCCGTCAGCGGCAGACTGCATCAGAACCAGCCTGCCGTTCATGTTGTCGAGCATGGTTCCCGCCATCTTGTCGGCAGATCCGGCGCAGTTGTTCAGAGCTTCGGTGTAGTCAGAGAACGACTGCCCGCCCTCGGCGGCGGCCTCGCTGCACCCGGCCATGATGGTTTGCAGCTTGGAATACTGGTTTGTGCCAGCAATGGTCTTGGCAAGGTTGGCTTGCTCTTGGTCGGTCAGGTCGCCCCAGACCCCGGCAATCCCGGTAAGGATGCTGGACAGGGACTGCATATTGCCCTGTGCATCGTAGATGTTCACGCCATAGGCCGCCAGTTCGTCACCGCACTTTTTCGTGTTGGTGGCAAGGCGGGTAAAGATGGCGTTCAGGGCTGTGCCAGCCTCGCCGCCCTTAACACCGGCATTGGCCATGGTAGCCAGAACTGCGGTGGTTTCCTCGACAGAGTAGCCGAGGGAGGTAGCAGTGGATGCACAAGCCTTGTATGCCTCGCCCAGCTGGATCACATCCGTGTTGGAGTGAGCCATGGCGTAGGCCATCACATCGACAAAGTGCGTGGTGTCAGAGGCTTTCAGGCCAAAGGCGGTCAGATAGTCGGTGACAATATCCGATGCCTGCGCCAAGTCCATGTTGGCAGCAGCGGCCAGATTCAGCACCGGGCTGATGCCCTCCAGCATAGACTGGGTGTTCCAGCCCGCCAGAGCCATGTAAGACAAAGCGTCCGCAGATTCACCGGCGGTGAACTTGGTGGTTGCGCCCATCTCCTTGGCTTTGTCGGACAGGGATTCCAGTTCATCGCCGGATGCGCCGGACAGGGCTTCGACGTTGCTCATGGATGCTTCAAAATCACCTGCGGTGTTGATGCAGTCCATGTATGCGTCTTTGATTTCGTCGAGGGCTTTTGCGATGCCAGCCGTGGCAAGCACAGATTCAACGGCATCGAGGGCTTCGACAGATTTCTCGCCGAAGCCCTTTGCGCCCTCTCCGGCCTCGTCCATGGTCTTTTTGAGGTCAACCTGCTGGTCTTTAAGCTTATCGACCTCGGTTTCCAGCCGAGTGGTTTCTGCTGTCAGCTGCGTGGTGTCCACGCCAGCTTCCCGCAGGGTGTTCCCGGTGGCAGCCAGACGCTGCTCATAGGTGTGCAGGGAGGTCGTGGTCTTGTCGATCTGCGCCTGCTTGGAAATCAGCTTGTTTTCCAGCGCAGAGGAATAGCCCTCGGTCTCCTGAATCTCTTTCTGGATGTTATCGTACTGCTGCTGCAAGACGGCCAGCCGCTGCTTGGTGGAGTCAACGGCCTGCTGCTGCTTCTGGTACGCAGTTATGTCGGACTGTACCTTGTTCAGCTGCTGGATTCTGTTCTGTGTTTCCGCAAGGGCAGACTGTGCAGCCTTGAAGGTGCTGGAGAAGTTGCTGTTCTGTTTGGCGGACAGGTTGAACAGCAACTCCCATTCTTTTCGAGCCACTACTTCGCCTTTCTCGCCTTTTCGCGCTCGGCAACAATGGCATTGTTGGTATCAATCCATTGCCGCAGTTGATACAGAGGCATTGCAAGCCAGTATGGTGCAGGGGTGTTGTTGCCCTGCGCCATCAGAAGGGCTTGCCGCCGCAGCCACTCTCCACCATCATCAGTTACACATCCGACAGCATCAAAAAATTTCTTGCTTTGGTGCGGATGGCGTTGTAATCCCGAATGCTCATTGCGCCGATAACGTCAACGCCGATGGGCTGCGTACACGCCCGGCAGGCCATCCGAATCAGATAGCCCGCACTCATGCTCGGCACGATAACCGGCTGGCGCAGAGCGGACATCTCGGCCTCGATTGCAAGCGAATCATTGCCAGTCAGCTTGCCGAAGTCAAACGTCAGGGTGTCGTACTTCTTGCCCTCGTACTCAAACGGCTGAATAAGCTTGTGGACGTACACATAAGGGTCGGTGGCAGCTTTGTTCGCAGCGGCGATGGCTGCATCGTACTCCTTATCGCTGATGGTGGTGTTCATAGCGGCTGCTCCTTTCGCAGTTAAAAAATAGGCCGGAGCCGCAAAATGCAGCCCCGGCATAACGATTGGCTCTGATTACTTGCCCAGCGCCTTGCGGACAGCTGCCAGATAATCCGTGCCGTTGATGTAGCAAATGAAGTTCAGCGGGTCCAGTTCACGCACCTTCTTGCCATCGAGATAAGTTGCCCAGTAGCGGACAGCGTACTCGCCGGAGCCGTTGGCGGGAGTCGCCGGAGCGATAGTGCCGCCCTTGGTGGACTTCGGAATAACGACAAGAACGTGCTTTTCAGAACGAGCATCAATAGTGCCATTGATGGGATCCTCATACTGAACAGGAACACGCAGATCAATCTGGTGGCGGCGAATCTCGGACAGCTTGATGGACTGTGCCGTAGTGGTGCGAAATTCCAGACCAAGGGTCATTGCTTCGAGATGCCCCAAAATAACGGCATCAATGTTGCCGCCGATGCCGGCGCCGGAGATAGACTGCGTCAGAAAAGTCACATCAGGCAGTGTAGCTTTTGCCATTCCCGCATACTCAATGCTGTCTTCGTAGACAGCAAAATTGATAATGCTCTGATCGATTGCCATAGTAGTACCTCCTCTTTAGGACTGGAGTGCGCTGGTCACATAGTCAGCGTCATACTCCAGCACGAAGTCAATTTCCTGCGCCGGAGAGGGCGGGGTCATGTAGACGTGCAGCTTGATTTTACCCGCCATCAGGCTGGTCAGGGGGTTCTCGCTTTCCAGCATCTCCACGCGGGCGCCCAGCAGGTAGCCTGCGCCAACCAGACCATTCAGCCAAACGTTTGCGCTGTCCACAATGGTGTCGATCAGGCGGCGGTTCATCGGCTTGTCCAGCTTGCTCCAGAACGTCTTGATGAGGGTGTTGGAAACATAGTCGAACATCCGGCTGAGGGGGATGAAGTAGTCCTTCACATCAGTGGACTTGGGGTAGCAGCCAGTGTGGTTGCCCCATGCGGTCCAGCTGCCCATGAAGTTCAGGAACGTGCAGATGCCGGCAGCATCGACCACGTTTGCCTGATTGTAGGTCAGGTTGATGGCTGCACCGTCATCATCGCACAGACCGTCGATGTGGACGGTCTTGTTGGAGGGGCTCTCGTAAGGGATGCCGCCATTGTTGGCGTCGGTCTCCGCGAGGCAGCCCGCCATGAGGGTGGAGCCGTGGAACTTCAGATCGCCCAGAGTGCCGTTAGGCCAGCACAGAATGGACTTCTGGTCGTAAGTGCCAGCGTTCTTGGCCTGCACTGCGGCAGTATAGGTCTTTGCGGAAATATCCACCAGAGCCTTGCCAGAGAACATACCGTTGATGGAGCCCGCCTTTGCAGCCAGCGCAGCAGCAACGGTAGCCTCCTTGGAGAAGCCGGGTGCCATAATCAGGTCAGGCACAATGCCGAACATAGTCAGGCAAGCCTCAACCTGCTCAACAGCAGCTGCCACGGCCTCGGCCTCAGCGCTTTCCGCGAGCGGCAGGAAAATGACCGGCTGGCAAGCGCACAGCTTGAAGTGATAGTACATCACCTCGCAAACGGTGAACTTTGCCCAGTCATCGTCATAGCCCAACTGCTCCTCCGCTTCGGTGCGGCCGGTGCACAGCACAGGAGTGCCAGCGGTTGCAGCGGTGCCAGTTGCCTTGGACAGCGGCGCCGTACCGACGACAAAGGGGATGCCGCAGGTTGCGGCGTTCGGGGTCGCCACGGCGGTGTCGGCGCGGCTGACGTTAATACCATGATCTGCCATAGTATGTAATCCTCCTTACTTGGATTTGGCGAGCATCCGGGCATACGCAAGGATGGCCTCGCCGCGTGCTTTTGCCTTTTCAGGCGTGGTGTGCAGCTCGTCCATGTCGATGATGAAGTCGGCCACGCCGGGATATTTCTCGGTGGCGATTTTCACATCGTCACGATTCACTGCCTCCGCAGCAGCGCAGGGGTAAATCGTGTTCTTCTGGATATAGCCCAGAATGGACGGGCCAACGTAAATGGAAACGCCGAGCTTGCTCTGCGCAGGCTCGGCGTTTACGGTGGTTTCGGCGGGCTGTTCCGCCGCGGTCTTTTTTACCGCCATAATTTAATGTCCTCCGTTTGCTGCACGGTCGGCAGCTTCCAGTAGGTAATCATCTCTCCGGCATAGTAGGGCTTCGATTCCTCGTCATAGGGAACGCTTTCCAGCTTATGGTCGGGAGAAAGGTCGAGGGCAAACTGATACCGCGGCTTTCCATCTGCCCCGGTGCCGCCCACTTTGCGGACTTTGAGCAGTTCCACACGAAACCGCTCCATCATGTTCAGGAGCGCAAGGTCGCCCTCCTGTTCATCCGGGTTGTAGCAGCAAAAGATAGAGCGCACAGAAACAACTGTGCGCTCTTCGCTGCCGGGCTGCTGTTCAGTAGCCAGTGGGATGACACGATGGATGATGTAGGGGGCTTTCTTCTTGGCCGAACGGCTGTCAGGAAGCCGCATCATGTAAACTTCCGGGGCACGGTAGGCCTGTTCGGTATCGCCCTGCTGCATGGCCACCGGGAGAATCATGTCGGCCATGATTTTCTCGGTAAAGGCTTTCAGCTGCTCAAGCAAAACAACGCTGGTCATGTCAGACACCCCATCCGTTCAGAATTCGTGTGATTTCGTGCTCGATACGCTCCTCGTAGGTGGATGCCATTTTCTCCTCGATGGAGTCCATGACATTCTCGTTGGAGTACATCATCTGCGGGGTGGCAGGGCCAAACAGTTCCTTGACCGGGAACCGCTTTTCGCCCTGCCGTTCGTAAACGCCGTAGTGGGAGCCCATCTTCGCCTCGAAAGCGTGGTCCAGTGCCTGTCTGGTGCCAGACTTCTTCACACGAGTTACCACGCGGCCGCTGCGGTCCACCTTGGTATCGAAAACTCTAAGGGGGATGACGCTGCCACGGTAGCCGAAGTTGATAGAAACCTCGCCATTGCTGCCCCGCTGGATGTTGTTGATATTCTTTGTGCGGTTGGAAAACTCGCTGCCACTGATGGCATACTCCTGCGTGACTGCCCGTTTAGCCACCGTTTTTCCAGCGGCAGCAGCGCGAGCCAGCGCAGATCCTACAGCACGATTGACGCCTCCGGGAATCCCGGCGAGGAGGGCAGACACACGGTCAAATCCTTCCTCTGCAATGTCAACGGTAATGCCAGCAGCTACGCTGTGCATCATGGTGTCCGTTGTCACATCACTCATTCGTCAATCGCCTCCAGTTCCACCCGCAGCATCCCCATCTCGCAGACAGAGGATGCCACATAGTAGTTTCGGACGAATCCGTCCTCGTCAATGCCCAGCTTGCAGTCCTTCTCCGGCTGTTTCCCGCCGAGGGCTGCAATATCGCAGTGCAGCACCCGGCTGACCCGGTACAGACCCTGCGCATGGTCGCTGATGGTCTGGCGCACACGCTCCTTTTCGGAGAGGCCTGTCAGAACCAGAGGAACGTCAGGGTATTCCTCTCCATCATAGTAGACCGTGTGCGTTTCGGCGAACTCGTCCAGATTCAGAAAGACGCTGTTCAGGTCTTCCCGCACAGCGTCCTTAAAGGCACTCACGCCGTGGGCATCGCAGCTGCCAGTTCAGGACCATCGGCGCACTCGTCACCGGGCACAACGTCCTCGGCGCAGATAGCCTGAATGAGTGCGTCCTTGGTCTTGAGCTGCTTAGTGTCGATGCCCATATCCGCTGCCAGCTTTTTCAGGTTGGCAACGGTCATGTCGTGCAGCTGGTCGGGGTCGAGGTGTGCCACCTCAGAGCCGTTCTGCGAGGTTTCGGCTGCGGGGGTGTCGTTACCTTCCGCAACTGCCGGAGCCTCCGCAGGGGCAGTTTCCGGGGCAGTGGGCACAGAAAACGCATATTTCGCCACGCCCAGCCCGATAAGGCGGGCTGCTTCGGCATCGCTGACCTCACACCGTTCGCCGCGCGAAACAGTGTGAACGCCAGTCTTGGTGGGGCAGCCGTAGCCGCCACAAAGAATTTCGACAATCATCGGTGTACTCCTTTCAGGTCGGACTTAGCCGACCATGTTCTTGGCGCGAATCCACGGAATGTAGTTCTTGGGTGCAGCCAGAGGACGAGACTTCAGGGCGGTCTTGCGAGTGTCGTTTTCCTGATCGATGCTGAACTTCGGAACACGGCGGCCAGAAATGGTGGACTGGATGGTGTCGCCGTAGTTGATCTGAGTGATAGCACCATACATCAGATGGCCGCAGCCGGGAGCCGTAATCACGGCATCGGTCTTGGGGAAGTAACTCTGCTCCTTGTCGGTGGAATCCACATAGGTTTCATCAACAGAAATCAAATTCAACTTGTAGCCGCGGAAGTTGAGGGTGCCACCGTAGACAACACCGTCGTATGCGCTCAGCTGCTGCTCAATCTGGCCGATGATGATGCCGGAATTCTTATCCAGCAGACGCTGAACCTTTTCGAGATTCATCACTGCGTCATAAACATCAGCACCCAGCAGCAGGTCGGCAGCGCGCAGACCACGCTTGGACAGCAGCCGGCACATAGCCGGAACGTCGCCAAAGAAATTGCCACCTTCCTCGTTCCACTTGTGGGCGGCAGTGTAGATGTGGTCGTTCTCGTGGCCGGGATTGTAGAAATTCACGACCTTTGCCTCGCCCTTGGTCACGTTGTCGAGCATCTCCTGCATGACGCATCCGTTGTCCAGCATGGTCTGTGCGCACATCCACTCCTCGGTGCGGATGATACGGCCATCCATGTCAGCCAGATCGTTCTGGACCAGTTTTGCGGCACGCTGGGCAGGGGTGCTGTTGGCATAGATGGCCTCGCCGAAGCCACGCTTCGTCAGGTCATCAGAGGTCAGAGGACGGCTCACACCGATGGACGCAGGCTCAAACTCGTGGATCTCGTAGCCCATGCGCTCCATCGGGATTGCGCCGACACGAGGCGACACAAAGGCTGCCATCTTGCGGTCGCCGTCCATGTACTCGGTCAGCACCTTGTTGGAGCTGAAGATGTCGCCCTCCTCCGTGGGAAAGTAGCGGTCACGGAAAAAAGTCTGCTTGGGCACAATGCGCTTCTGCACGGCCATCAGGGTATAGGTGTCAAAGAAATTCAGTTCAGCAGGCATTGTTATATCCTCCTTACAGTGCGGGTGCAGCGGCCTTGAAGACGATGCCACCGTTGCGCAGGGCATCCTTGTCGGTCTCGGTCATGGTGTAGCTGTCGGCCACGGTAACCTTGTTGGAGTTGAAGCAGCCCATCAGGTACACCGGGGCAATCACATCGTCAGTGGTACCAACGGCCACGTCATCACACAGGATGCAGTAAGCGGTAAGCACCTCATTACTGGCAGCAGCGGTGCCCAGCACGACCAGCTTGTTATCGCCAGCAGTGCCGCCGGACTTAGCCAGAACGGTGCCGCGCTTGATGGTATCGGCCTTGGACAGCTTGCGGATGGTGCCGCCGCTGACAACCAGCTTGGGGTTGATGTCGGCAATCAGGCCATCAAATTCCATGGTGCCGAGAGATTTGCTCAGTTCGCTCATAGTAGTGTTCCTCCTCACTTCTTGTCATCGTCGAGCAGTTCGCCGACGGCTGCGTCGGCAGCAGCCATGCGCTCGGCCTGCGTCTTGGGCACATTGCCCTTTGCATCGGGCAGAGATTCCGGGCTGCCAGATGCAGACGCGCCCGGAACAGCCTCCACGTTCTGTGCACCAGATGCTGCGTTGTCCGCTGCCAGATTCTTCAGGAACTCGTGACCCTGCGCAGCAGCAGCCTTGGCGGCGCGGAATGCCAGCTCGCGAGCATCGCAAGCGGTCTCGCCGTACTTAGCCTCCTGCACCAGAGCGGGGTCAAACAGACTTGCCACCGAATCGATTTCGGCCAGACGGTTGCGCTCCGCGCTCACGGCTGCGTCAACTGCGGCCTGCGGGTTTTCCGCTGCGGGGGTTGCAGTGGTGGGATTTGCATTGTTTGCCATAGTGGATTGTCCTCCTTCGTTGGACTGGGCGGCGGGTGCCGCCGGTGTATTTGCAGCAGCGGCAGCAGGTGCAGCCGCTTTAGCCATAGGGATGTTGTCAGGCAGCTTTACGCCGGGCATCAGGCGCAGGGCGTGGCCCTTTGCGTAGATGGTCTGGCGGTCTGCGCTTGCGGAAATTGCCACGGGCTCGGCATTGTCCAGCAGCTCATTGGCAAAGCCTTTTTCGATGGCCTCCTTGCCCGTCATATAGGTGGTGTCGCCCATCATGTGCAGCAGCACGGTTTCAGACAGGCCAGTCTTCCGCTTGTAGATGGCGACTTGGCTCTTATCCCATGCATCATTGGCTTCCGCGGCCTTGCGGAGTTCGTCAGCATTGAGCGCGCCTCGAATGGGAGTCCAGCACTTGTGAATCATCACAAGGCTGGAAGGATTCACCTTTACCGTATCGCAGGCGCACATGATAAGACTGCCGCCAGACATGGCCACGCCGTCCACAATGCAGGTCAGCTTCGTGCCCTTGGCGGCCAGTTCACGCAGCCTGTTGTGAATCAGGATGGAAACGCCCGCATCGCCGCCCAGACTGTCCATGCGGATGATGATTTGCGGGCAGTTTTCGACCTGCTGCAAGTCCGACAGGAACTCGCTCTCGATGATGTACTGTCCCGGAATCGGCTCGTCAGTCCACCAGTCGATGGGCTGCGTTTCCACGATTTCGCCGTACATGGTAATATCCGCGGTCTGGCCGTCAGTGCTGGCCATTGCGTAACAAGGCCGCTGGATGTTCACCTGCGGTGCGTTATTCGGTTTGGGCATTTTGCTTACCTCCCTGTGTCGTAATGCTGGCGGTGGTTTCGATTGCGCCCTCACTGCCAGCTGCTTTCAGCAGCTCATTTTCACGAGCCAGCTGTTCGGCGTTTTCGGTCCAGTCGCCGCCGCCCATCTCAAGGGTGACCTGTTCGTGGGTCTTAAAGGCGTGGTGCGTCTGGAGAATGGCTGCATTGACTTCCTTGGCGGGGTCAAGACTGCCCTGCACAGGGCCAATCCAGCGGGCACCGCACCATGCAGCACGGAGCAGCGGGTCATCAAAAAAGCCCGGAGCGATTACTCGCTCACGGGCTACGGCCTCTGCCAGCCAGATCTCATACGCGGGCTGGCAGAAGCTGTCCACCAGCCATGTGCGGCGCATCTTGAACGCCTCCCATGCTTCCAGCAGGGCAGCACGGCTTGCCGAATAGCTGGCGTTGAACTCTTTCAGCAGCAGTTCGTATGGCATCTCAATGGCGCCGCCCATCAGCTTACACATCGTCCGAACGAACGTATCAAAGCCCGCAGTCGGGAGACTCGGATTTCCAAACTTGACATCCTCGTCTTGGCCGAGGTGAAAAACCTGACCGGGCCCCATCTCATATTCGGAATCGCTGTGGCTGACATTGCTGGCCTGTGGATTATCCACAGGGACACCGCCAAGGTCACCGCTTCCAGTTTCGCTGAACGGAATGCCGCTCTTGGACGTGTTGGTGACAATCCACGCCGTGAAGTAGCTCTGGACCAGTGCTGCAATCAGCTCTGATTCGGTGTATCTGCGCAGCTGGAGCAGCGGTTCGATGATGGGCGCAATGAGCGGAACACCGCGGTACTGGTCCGGGCGTTCCGATTCCATGATGTGCAGGATCTGGGGTAGCCCGGTAGTTGCGCCGACGGCCTCTACCCGCTGCCATGTGGTCGTATCGCTCCTCCATTCGTGCGGGTAGGTGTTTCGCACCCAATAGGCCACAATTGCACCGCTGCTGTCTACTTCCACTCCGTCATAGATTTTGTTTCCGTTGCCGGGGTTCTTGCCCTCGGTGTAGCCCAGACCATCCAGCAGGCCGCCGCACTTGTCCGGGGTGGACACTCGGTCGGCCTCTACCAGATGCAGCCGCAGGCCATAGGGATGCAGCTTGTCCGGGTTGCGGATTTTTACCACGGCGAACACGTCGCCGCTCATGAGCCAGCTTTTCAAGGCCAGCTGCTGCAAGCCGTAGAAGTTGTTCAACCCCATGGCATCGCAGCTGCGGCGGTTCTCCGCCCACAGCCGGAACTCAGCCTCGGTCTTGGTCTGCCATTCTTTGGCCGCCTCCGGGGAAAGTCCCAACACATCCCGGTCAATGGTTGCTTTCAGGTTAAGGCCAGTGCCGACCACCTTTGTGCGGTTGGTGTTGATGGCACTCGTGGCAATCGGCGCGCTCATGTAGAGCATCCGGCTGCGCTGCCGCAGGGTGTCGGCGTTGTCGTGTATATCGCTGCTCGGCGAGTTGCTGTTGGGGAAGAATGCCCGCAGCGCGCGCCGCTTGTAGGATGCGCCCGCTTCGCTGTATCCGCTGGCTTGCGGTGCAGCAGTGACGCGGTATCTGACGCTCAAAAGTAATCGCCTCCGTAAATTTCAAACTAAGCGGGCTGGCTGGGGAAAGGAGTAAAAAGCAGCCAGCCCGCGGCAAAAGCCCAGATGGGCTGTTACCCTAAAAAATTACCAATCGCGCGGAATAACGGCAAATGCCTTGCGGGCACTCTGGCCGTTCAGCAGCGCAGTCAGTTCATCGACTTTTTCCTCGGCATCCTTGATTTCATCGCTCAATTTGCCGAGGTCGAGGCGTGTAAGTTCCCGGTCATCAAGACGGTAGCTTTTCACGCCGCCGGAAAGCAGCTTGTTGTAGGCCAAATACAGGCTGTCAAGCCGCTGCGTGTGGAACTCCAGCCGCTTTTTGATGGTAACGGTATCCATACCTCACACCTCACCAGTCATCTAAAAGTTTCTCCCGCTTCCTGCCGGTTGGCTTGGAGCGGGAGATGGGTTGTTGAATATTTACCGCTGCCGGGGTATCGACTGCCTTGCCACGCAGCTGTTTCAGCCTGTGGTCAATGGCATCGAGATCTTTCGGCAGCACCTTGAAAGCCGCCAGAGCGTAGTTTCTACAGTCCAGCGCCTCGTTGCGCTCATGGCCGGAGATTTTCTCCCACTGCCACGGATTGCGATGGCCATCCTTGTACACCAAATGCTCAGACAGCAGGCCATTAAAATAGCCAAGGCCGTAATCATCCCGGCGCGGGAAGTGGCAGTACCGGGCACCCGGCTCCTGCACTTTCAAATCGTCCATGATGATTTGCTTGCCGGAGTCAACGCCCAACTGGTACTGCCAGCACATCCCGATGTAGCGGTTCTGCACCGTGATTTTTTGCTGCTTCGGAGGGCTGGTAAACGGCCTATCAGAGCCCGGAAAGCCCTTGATGCAGAAAACCTTTTTGCCTATGCGGTCATGGCACCGCTGGCGTATTTCTTGGGTGAAATGACCGCCCTCGTCCACAAATTTGATGGACACAGGCAGTTCCACGCCATCAGCAAATTTCAGCTTGCGGTCAAACACCAGTTCGTCCAGCTGCTGCCAGACTTCATCGCTGTCAGGTCTGCCGCTGACGATGCCCTTTTCGATGCCCCATGTTTCCCCGAAGTGGCCGAAGCCCACGATCTCGTACTCCATGCGGTCATCCTGCGTGTCAACTCCAGCAGTCAGCACCAGAACACCCTCCGGCAGTTCTGCGGGATATTCCTCCCTGCGGCCCAGCATGGTATCCTCGTCCTGCACATCGCCACGGTCTTCCCACAGCAGCCCAAGGCGGGTGTTGTAGACAACCTGCATCTTCTTGGTATCGCCCAAGGCGGACAGGTATTTCAGCACGGTGTCTTTCCATGCCGCCCATTGGCTGACAAAGCTGTTCAGCCAGAAGCTGCGGATGCCGTTCTCATAGGCTGCCGGGTTTTCGGCCTGCCAGTGAGCGGGTGCCCGCTTCATGGTCACCTCGTCTGAAATGCAGCCGCACTCCGGGCAGAGATACCACACGTCCTTGACCTTGTAGGTTTTCTCGCCGTGGGTCTCGATGGTGTCGTAATCGTATCGAATGTCTTCCCAGCGTAGTTCGTGGAAGCCCTTGCAGTGTGGGCACTGGGATACCCAGCGTTCCATTGTGCCCTTGACGTAGGACTTGGCAATGGCACTGTGCCCCTTGATGGTGGGGGTGCTGACCTCCACCGCCTTGGCATTGTAGAACGTGGTCTGTCTGGCCATTGCTAGTTCCCAAGGGTCGCCCTCAGTGCCGGCACTCGTAGCCCAGCGGTCACGTTCATCGCCCAGCACATAGCGGATGGGCTTCGACGCCAGAGCGTGCGCCTCGGTGGAGCCGCACATGGTCAGGATGCCGCCGGGGTAGCTCTTTTGCAGAATGGTGTTTCCGCTGTCCCGCCGTTTGCTCTCCACGACCTTGGCTCGCAACGTAGGACAATCTCGTATCATGGGAGCGATACGCAGCTTGCTGTACTCCTTGGCATCCGTCATTTGGGGGTGGATGAAAAGAATGCTGCCGGGGTCAACGTCAATGGTGCGGCCTATGACGTTGTTCTCAAACTCCGATTTGCCGACCTGCGAGGACGCAACGACAACGATGTGATGGACGCGAGGGTCAGAGTATGCGTCCATGATTTCCACCAGATAGGGCGTTCTGCTGTTGCGCCAGCGGCCTTGTTCAGCAGATGCTTCCGGGGACAGGACGCGGTTTTGTGCTGCCCACTCGCTGACCGTCACGTTGGGCGGCGGGCGAATAGCTGCCACCAGCTTCGACACCAGAGCATTCAGGCGGTCTACTGCGGCGTTGTCACTCATCCTCGTCACCGCCCAGTTTTTCAGTCCACGACCGGCGTTCCCTGACGCGAGCCTCATACTTGGCCGGGTCATAGCGGAACAGAGCGATTTCCTCCGCAATCTGATTGACCTCGCCGCGCATATACTCTGCGACCTCAGCAGGGTCAGATAGAGCAGCGGCATTGATGGCCACCCGGCTGGGCAACGCCATCAGCGCACCCCGGATGGTGTAGATAAGTTCGGCGGTCATGGCTGCCACATCCTCGCTGCGGTGCATCTGCCCAGACAGCTCCTTGGCTTCTGCCTGCGCGATTTTGGCTTTGCTTGTCTTGAGCGTGGCCTCTGCCTTAGCCTTGACCCGCTCAATCTTCTTGGCTTCCTCCGCCTCTTCCTTGGTCAAACCACCGCGGGAGACGCTGCCGATGTAGGCTTGCACGGCATCAGCGAGAATGTACTTTCCGGGGGATGAACTCGTTACCACCCCGTCTTGTGTAAGCTGCCTCACTCTGCGTGCGGTAAGGCCTAGAACGGATGCCAGCTGCGTGGTTGTTACTTCCTTATCTGCAAGGATTTCTTTTTTTGCCACAAACTGTCCTCCTTTCCGGCATTACTTTATATTGGGATTGTGGTCAGATTCTTCAAAAAGCGGAAACGAAATGGTCGATTTTTTCCTCGTTGTATAAGCGCATTCCGGGGTCGACGAGCCCGCTCATGGTAGGGTACCCCCGTCACAGTACCTTTTCAGCACCGAACGGCTGCTCCTGCCCGCTGTCGGGCGGGTGCAGCAAGGCTTCGACCACAGCAGGGTCATACTCAAAGGTAAACCAAATCTTCTCCATAGGAGCCTCTATGGGGACGATGCAGGGGCCGATGCACCTTGTTTCGGTGTTCATAGCGATACACTCCTCTCTCAGATGCTGCGGATGACCTTGGCCTTGGAGTATGTCGGATGGTCTTTGGTCATCATGTTCAGGAACTCGTCTTTGGTGAAGCCGGACAGACGGAAGATCTCTTCGGGCTTCATGCCCAGTTGCTTGCCGATCTCGTCCACGGTCTTGCCCTCGTCCATGAGCTTCTTCACGATGGCTTTCATGGGGTCGAGCAGGTGTGTGCCGCGGGCGCGGTTGTGGGTTATGGTGCCGTATACGTCGGCACTCTCGTCACCGTGATGGTCTACGACTACGACAGGCACCTTGCCGCCCAGCAGGGACAGCAGCGGTTCACGGCCTGATACTGTCCAGCGGTGGAATCCGTCAATGATGGTTCCGTCCGGGCGTACCACGATGGGCAGCGTCCAGCCGTTGGTCAGGATGGACTGCACCAGCAGCTTCAGGTTCTCCTCGCTGACCTTGTTGGGGTTGTAGTCGTTGGCGTGGATGGTGTTGCGGTCTACCCACTGGAGGGATGCCAGCGGTGCGAATACGTCAATGTTTTCCATGGTTCTGCTCCTCCTTGATGCGGGCGTTGTGGTCGTTGTAGATGGTGGTCCAGAGGATGCGCAGGATACGCATCTTGGGATCTCCGTACAGCAGCCCCTCATACATGGTCTTGTAGTGCTTCTGTTCAGCGATACCATAGGTCTTTATGAACAGGCCTCGCCAGTGGTCGATGTGGGATAAGGTGTCCTTGGCGATGGTGTACCGCTCCGGGTGGAGGAACAGCAGGTCTTTGCAGAGGGCTTTGTAGTCCTTTTTCTCGGATTCTTCTTCCAGTTCGCCACGCTTGCGGGTGGTACGCCGGAACATTTCAGAATCCCAGTAGAGCAAAACGAGGTAGGCATTGGGCTCTCGACGCTGGATGCGCTCCCACAGGTCGTTGTCCGTTTCAGCTATCCAGCGGAGGCCTTGTGTGCCGCAGTCACCGAAGAATGCGCACAGCCGGAGGGCGTTCTTTCGGACACCCGCCTCATAGAGCCTCATATAGATTTCAGGGAATTCAAGGTTTCGCTCTTTGATGTAGAGCCAGACATCGGAATCCGACCAGTCATAAATGGGATAGAACTTGCCGCCGCGGGTGATGCGCTCCATCTTGGTGTTGGCGATGCACTTTAAGCGGGTTAGGCTCTCTGCGGTGCGCAGGCCGACAAGCTGGATGCCGTCGGAGAACGCCTTGGAGCAGAATGTCTGATAGTTCATCTCCCCGGCATAGTGGAGATACGGGCTGTACATGATGGCAAAATCAGGCGGTTTCCGCATCCACACATCCTCTTTGCCCGGTTCCCACGTTATCCACGATTCGGAACTGGAAAGATGGTCGATTACAGACACCTGTTTGAACGGCAAGCAAAACCATAAGAATTTTGCGCCGACCGACAGGAAGTTGCGCCGCCAGCGGTGTGCTGCATCGACCATGGAGGGATAGAGCCCTTCCTCGTCAATGAACGTCACCGTCAGCTGCTTGGGGTCGAGTTCGCCGGAGAGAATCATCTCATACACGAGGTTGGCCATGCACAGGCTGTCCTTGCCGGAGGAAAACGACAGATAGATTTTGCAGCCGTTTGCGAACACATTGCGGATACGGATTTTCGCCGCCTGCAGCACGTTCATGCTGCTTTCCACTACTTTCACAGGCATATCAGTTCACCACACTTCGGGCAACGGATGCACCTGCGCTGCTCCACGCCGCTGTCCGCCTCTGGAGCAGCTGTTTGCGGTTCAGAAGGTGTAGACACCTCCAGCACTGTGGAGGGCTGCTGCGGGGCAGCGGAGACGGTAGGAGCAGGCTGCTGGGCGGGAGCCACCGGGTAGGTCGGTGTTTCGGCATACGGAACGTGTTCCTCTGCCTTATGGCGATTGATGGGCGCAATCTCGTTTTCCGGGAAATCACCGTAGGAGCCAATCGCTTCATCGGCCTCATCCGTGGTACTGTTCAGCATTTCCAGCAGGTCAGCATCCCAGCCCGGAACGTCCACATCGCCGTCCAGTTCTTTGACCAGTTCTTCGATGGCATCCACATCGGTAAAGCCCAGTTCATAGACCTTGTTGTCGGCCATCATCAGCTTTTTCTTCTGCACATCGGTCAGCCCGACCATCACATAACAGTCGCAGGTTTCCCGACCCATGCGGAGCAGGGCTTCGTACAGACCGTTGCCGGCAATGATTTCGCCATCCTCGGCAACGACCAGTGGCTTCACCTGTCCGAACATTTCAATGCTGCGGATGTACTCGGTGATTTGCTTGTCGGAGTGCCGGCGGATGTTGTGGGCAGGCTTATGCAGCTCTGCCAGTTTCTTTACCGTGATGTTCATCGTGCATCCTCCTTTCGGTCAGAAACGAGGTGCAGCACAACCGAGGCCAGCAGCACAGCAATGATGATGTAGAGCCGGATCTCGCTCATCAGCGTCCAGATACCCATGACACCCAGCGGAATCACGATCTGCCACGAGCACACGGTGATAACATCCAGAATGAAGCCCATGGTATCGCCGAACACCAGATACTCCGAATAGAGATAGGTAGACAGAGAGGACAGGGCAATGATGGTGATAAGGATAGCCTTCATGGTGTTCAGCAACGGGCTGAAATTGACCCATGTAAGCAGCGCAGCCAGCACCATATAGACGCCGAACATCACGCCAGCAAGGACAAAGGACATTTTCATGTTTCCGCGCCGGGTGCCATCGCTATTCTTGTCGTTGTAGGAGAACAGGGAGTAGTAATACGGATAGGTGAAAGGACCGGGCAGCAGCAGAAAGCCCTTGTAGAGCCCCGTCTGGATGCCGGCCGCGTTCAGGCCGGGGTCGATATTGACGAAATTGCCGCGAGTGTAGACCAGAGCCGCAACGACGACAACGGCCAGCAGACCGTAAACCACTACCCACGAAAACCCATCCGACAGCACGTTGCGAATCATGCCGTCTTTGAGCAGCAACAGCAGAAAGACGATGCAGGTGCCATACACAATGAGTGTGCCTCCGGTTGTTCCGATGGGTGTATCACCGAAGATCTCATAGATGCCGGACATCTGCGTCCATGTCTGGAACACGGTCAGGAAACCGATGAAGTAAAACATCACCTTGCTCTGCATCAGCCGTCGAACTGTCGGGATATACTCTGCAAACAAGCCGAACAGAATGCAGGCCAGCGAATTGAACACCGCCCAGATGATAGCCGCCGCCGCGCCGTTGTTGATGGCCAGTGTGCGGAAGTTCATCAGACTGCCCACTCCCGCCCACGATGCGACGATGGAGCAGGCGTAGAAAATAGTGGGATTTGCCTTGAATTTTGCCTTGATTTTCTGATACATGGAAAAATCTCCTTCTTTGCGGCTGGGCACGGCGAAATGTCCAGCTTGCAGCACCTCGGCTTTTCGGGGTGCTGCGGTAATGCCACACGCAAAGGAGAGCAGCGTGCGGCTCGGAATCCTCCTTTCAGGTATAAAAATAGCGGCACCCGCCATTTCTGGCAGGCACCGCTTGGCTTGATTCGGATTTTGCATCCTAATCATATCACCGGGAGCATCCGTTGTCATCTGAATCCATATCAAAGCGTTGCTGGTCGTTTCTGCTCGTTGGCTTTCGTTCTTCTTCGTTGCTGGGCGTTCTTGTTTATTGCGCGGCATTACGCGCCGTGTGAAATCGTCCTACACCGTCCATCACCGTGTGAAACAATCTGCATTGACTTTTGATATTTTCAGTTTGAATTTAACTTTTGGCAGTCAAAATGTAAAACTCATTTCTATATTTGACCGTATTTTATGAAAATTTGAGGTTGAATTTGAGTTTTCGGTCAAAAATAAAAAGCCCTGCAAATGCAGGGCTTATCGGTCAATGTGATTCGAGGTAGTTGTAGGCCATCCGGCTGACCCCAGCTTCTGTGTAACACTTTCCGAGTGCTCCGGCAACTTCTGCCCACGAGTAGCAGCGGACAAACCGCAGCCGGAAGATCAGATAAAGCCGGGCATCCATGATGCTCTTGCAGTACGCCTCGACCTTGGGCTTTTCTTCCGCTGCCTGTTCCTCCAACCAGCGGACACGTTCATCCATGTCAGCCAGTTCCACAGCCAGATCCGCCACCTTGTCCCGGACACCGGGCGTATGTGGCATACCCGTCAGCTGTGGGGAGGCAGGATTGATTTTCTGCCGAAGATTCTCCAAGGCTTCACGGTCTTTTTCGAGGGTCATCTGAATGTCATAATACTTGGACAATTCCTGTAATGTCACAGCCTACCTCCGTCATAATTCAGCTGCCGTTTTGCAACGGTGCTTCTGTTATTTTATCACATTTTGCCGTTGGAAGATAGACAGGAAACCCAGAAATTATGTGGTCCGCTCCAATTTTGCACAATCCCGGCACCTTGTAGGTCTGGCCGTGCGAATCGGTGCGCTGGATAGGCGGGTCGAGGGGTATGTAGTTCTCACAAGACAGGCAGCTCATTCTTCCACCCTCTCAATTTTCGGGAACGGCTCATGCCCCAGCGGAACAGGTTCGAAAGAACGGTTTGTTGTGCGCGGCTTTTCCCGCTTGTCTTTCGGACTGTCCAGCCACTGCTGGTGCTCGATGGCGTGTACAAGGTCGATACACGTTCCCCATGAATCGTGCTGCCGTCCACGGCATCCATGCGGCGGATAGGCCATTTTGTAAGCAGCCTCAAACATTCTTTCGATGCTGTAGCCCCGCTCGTTAAGAATACCGCGCTGATAATCATCTTTATAAGCCTCGATTCGGTCCGCTACTCCATCTAAGGTCAGTTCTTCAGCGAAGGCATCAAACTGCCCCATGCGCAGCCTCATGTACTCGTCCACAGCCAGTCCAATGACGCGCAGCTGCTCTTCCGACACCTCAATGCGATACTTCATCTTTTGCCTCCTTAATCGCATATATCTTGGCTCCAAACCGCTTTTCCTCGCATTTCTTGACACTTCCATCCCATTCAAGTTCGGGTGCGTGAATAGGTGCGGCTCTGAATACCAAATCCAAGATGGGGACATCGTAACTAAGCGGTTCTTTCGCGCCAAGTACAGGAAGTAAAACAACGAAGTAGCCTCGTTCAATGGCGCATCTGCACACCAAGGCAATAAATGCGTTGGTATCCGCTTCACAATATCGCAGCTTTCCTCCAACCCGCTGAATAAATTCGTTCATGGTCATGAAACGCTTGTTCTTTTCGGACGAATCAAATCGCTCGATAAGTTCACTTGTGATTTTCTCGGCCATGTCCATGTACTCGCGTTCCTCCATCCATGGCAGCTTAAGAAGAATATTGACATTTTCATTTACCATATTTTTCACCTCTGCGAATGCACCTAAAATACGCTGTCTGCTGAATAAACTCCGCATCCTCTGCGATTGACCGCACAGATGAATTATCGGATTTAATCTCAAAGGAATTTAGAATAAACTGTTTCAAGGCGCACAAACTATAATCCCAAATCGACTTGCCAAAAAATGCGGTGAGAATATCAATAATGGTTTCCTCGTGCCGCGCAAAACTGCACGCGTAGACCTTATGCTCAGGAGCAAAATAAACCCAATATGTAAAGCGCGCTTTGTCATGGTTCACTTTTATATCAAGGCAAGCCTCATCCGTTTTTAGAAAATGAACTGCCCGGTCTGTTATCAGATTCAGTTCGCTTTCCCCAACAGTGCAGCCGTTCGGAAACAGGTCTTCCATGAACCGTTGAAAATGTTGATTTCCTGCATCCCCGTCAAACACATCGTGCCAAGTAGAGCCGTAATCTTCCAGCAGTTCCTCTTTCCGCTCAAAAAGAATGGTACAGGCCAACTTGACAAAGTTTGCAGGGGATTCAACCTTGAAATGTAGCCGTTCAGCTGTCATGCTGTGCCTCCATTTTCTCATAATCCCCGGACAGAACCAGTGCCATGGACTCACAGATGATGGTTACCTTGACGCGCTCAAGGTTTTCCCATGACAGGTCTTTCGGCCTGTCCTTGCGCTGCCCGGCGGTCTTCTGCATCAGCATCTGACGCAGTTCCATGCAGGCCTCTTTGAGAGCCGGGTAGTTGGCTTTCAGCCCGCCCATCTGCATAAAGCTCCACATGGTATCCAGCATCGGGTTTTCCCACGGTTCAGGCTTTACCATTGGCGGCCTCCTGCGCAATGCGGTCACGGGTGCGCTGCACCTTGTGGGATTTGATTTTCCGAATTTCCTCAGCGTCGATACTATAACGGCCAGCCAGCCAGTCCAGATAGCAAATGAGTTCACCAATGCTGGTTTCAACGGCATTCTCTGCCGTTTGACGCCGAATTTGAAATTCTTCTTCAGAAATGTATGGGTCGGCGGCGGTCACTAAATTGACGCGGCGCAGTTTGTTGATGCTTTTGATGGGAGCCGCCAAGTACCAAATGCAAGACAGAATATCGTTGGACGGCCTAAATTGTTCAGCCCATGCCTTGATATATTTGATGCCAAGGGGCAGCAGATACTCCATCTGCTCAACCATGATTTCAACATCAGCGATTTCTTCAGCAATGTGTGCGGGGTTTTCCTCAGCAATGGCCTGAATGAGTTCGGCCAGTTCTTCGGTGAATTGGTTCATCTGGAGCTGCGCTCCGTAGTGGGCGGCACTTTTCAGGTTCAGTTCATAAATTTCCTTGTCAGACATTATCGCTTTCCTCCTTTATCTGTCGGAATGTCACTTCCTCGTTTTTCTCCCAGTCGTAAATCAGGCAGAGGGTATCAGTGCCGGGCACGGTATCTTTCAAACCGTCCATCTGCCAGACATTCCACGAGATTCTCGTTGCAACCGCTATGGCCCAGCTTGCGCTTATTGGAAATCCCAGCTTTTCAATCCAGTTTTCGGTGAATGTCAAGAACAGATTCACCCTTGCCAAAAGCAGATTGTCGCCCTGATACTCATATCCATAAACCGACTGATATGCGCTTGACACAAGTGCTTTCCACTGGAATTTATGGGTTGCGTTCTCCTGAATCACCCTCAGCTTTCTGTCCAGAATGCCAACGCGGTCAGGGATTGCGACAGGCTCTCCCGTGGTGGGGTCATATCTGCTGGTGAGGAACGGAGCCTCGCCGCAGGTGATCTCCAAGCACCGCTCATGTACAAATTGCTCCCAGTTGCCTTTGTTCAGTTCCTGCTCGGCGTGGTCGGCCATTTTTTTGACCACCCACAGCGGGGTGAAAACTTCGGCCTTGCCTTTTGTGCGTTTTTTCTGCTCGGACAGCCGCTTCTGGACACGGGGAACCAGCTTAATTCTGTCAAGCTGCTCTATCGTGATCTCTCCCATTGGTCCGCAGTCCACATTGGGCGGCGGGTCTGTTGCCCAGATGATATTCTTCCCGGTGGTCTGGTCTTTCAGGAGAATCGGCAGGACCAGCCGGAGAATCGGTTCGGAAAAGTCAATCAGTTTTTCCATTGGTCAGCCCTCACCATGATTTTGTTTTCTTCTTTCAGCCAGTCCTTGACGCAGTGGAAACAGTGCTCGCGGGTCTGGCAACGCTCCGGATCACGATGCTGAATAAGGTTGCATATGCCCGGTGTCAGGTTCTCCGTGATGTCCTCGTCCGTCATGGAGCGGATAAAATCACCGTTTGTCATACTCGCCCTCCTCGCAGGCTTTTCGGCAAGCCTCGCATTTCTTGTACGGCTGCTCAAGCCAGCAATCGAACAGCAAGCATTTGGGCTTTCTGTATTCTGGCGGAGCCTTGCGTCCATGGGTTTGAGTGCGAAGTGCATGGTACTTGCACACATCTTTTCCGTAATAGTCCCCACCGAATGTGCATTTCCCGTGTTCCGGCGAAACCTCATGCTCAACTGTGATGATTTTCATTTTGTCACCTCCGGCGGCTCCAGAAGCGGAGCCCAGAACTTCACGGGACCATAGGGCGTATCTGCCGCTGGGCGGCCATCCTCGATGTACCACTTGCCGTTTTCAATCCAGCCCTTCATGGTGTTCCGGCTCTCGCAGCAGACCCACACCATTTCGCTCATAATGCAGCAGTGCTTTTCTCCTGCGTTCTCCCAGCTTTCATCGTGGACAGGCGGCGGGTTTTTGGCATCGTGCCACGATACACGACGGATAAAATCAACGACCGTCTGGCTGGCTTCCCGGAGGGTCTTCGCTGCGGCCTCCTTGCCCTTGAAGCCATTGTAATACTCGACCTCGGCCAGAGCGTCCATGTCGGTTTCCGGGTCGATAAAGCGCAGTGCTTCTTCCAGTGTCATTTTGAACACCCCCTTTTCAGACAGATCCATGGATAACCGTTTCTGCGCAGGCTATGCGTGTAAACCATCGTTGCGCTGCGGCAGAAGTGGTACTCTGCACATCCCGCACAAAAATCCTTGCGGTTCTCGTAAAGCGTTTTGACTTCATAGTCTGGCGGGGCATCAGGGCTGACTCTCTTGGAGTACATAAGCATACTGTCCCAGTAGAACCTGACCTCGTCGGCCTCTTCCTGCCGGCTGATCTGCCCGGAAACATTGATTGCGACAAGCGCGATGGACAGCAGCACCGCGATGCCGATGCCGACCGGAATCACAATTGCCCAGTTCATTCTGTGTACCTCCGTGTGTCCTTGTTCCAGTGCAGCGTGATGGGATTGCCGCACTTGCAGGGAATGGTGATCTCCAGCTCCATGATGTTGGTCTTGCCTTTGGCCACCAGCCCGCAGCAGCCGCAGGCGAACTCATAGGGGGCAAGCCCCCTCTCAAGCGAGATCGTAGCCCCGCAGCGGCAGCCTATGGACATCTGCGGAACGTGGAGATATGTACCGAACTCCTTGCCGCAGCAGGGGCAGGTCAGGCGCAGAAGCCCCCGTGCGCCGGGCTCCGGCGGGCGATTACTCTTTCTCATGGTTGGCTCCTTTCTCGGTCTGAAACCGAATCACTTCCCGGAACAGCAGCTCATTGTTGTGCTCCGATTCAGTCATAAAGTTGATGTACTCCCGGAACAACTGGCGGTCATGCTGCTGCCGGCTGGTTTCGCCCAGCAGGGCGCCGATAGCCACGCCCACGGCCAGCACCGCAATGTTGATGAAGATCTGATCAGGCATTGTCATCACCCAGCACTTTCTCGATGAGGTCAAAGACCATTTCCCGGTCTTCGGTGGTCAGGAAGTCAGCCGCCATGATTTCAAGCTTGAGGCGGTCAGCGTATTCTTTCAAATCGCCCATGTTTTACTCCTCTCCCAGATGGGCAAGGATCTCGTTGCCCTTGTCCATCAGTTCATCCCGCCGTTTTTTCTGCTCAGCCTCCAGCTTTTTCATTTCCGCCTGATACTTTTTCAGAGTTCCCGGCCGGAAATTCTTGCTCTGGCCCATGCGGATTTTTGCGGCAATTTTCTTGTGCTGCTGAACGGTCTGGCGCAGTTCGGTGTCCGTGGTCAGAATCTGGTAGCGATGGCGGCAGCCGGGGCAGGTGAAATACTGCACCATGTAATCGCCGCTCCATGTACTGCGGATGCCGGCTGTCTGGATGCTGAACGGTGTGCCGCAGCGGTCACACTTTACAAGGTCGGTCATTCGCCATACTCCTTTCTGCACAGCTGGGATGCATTGCAGTGGTCATCACAGGTCTTGCAGCACTTGTCGCATCCGGGATGTGCCGCCTTGCAACGTTCGCAGGGCACATCTGCCTTTTTAGGGGCATTGGTGGAAAAGATGGCATGGGTTCCGTTCTGTAACGCCTTTTCTTCGTCAGACATTTCATAGCCCAAAGCTACCAGCAGAGTGTAAATAGCGTCGAGACTGCCATTTTCCTCCCAGCCGTATCCGCCGCTCTGGCAGTCGGGTTGCCAGACCCAGCCCCAGTATCCGTTGCTGCCATCGTCAGCGGCCGAATAGGCCAAGGAGAGCAGTGCCTTTTCCGGCTGGTCGTTGAACACCGAAACGCTTTCCAGATAATCAAGCAGGTCAATGCTGTCCGTTTCCGGTGGAGCAATGCCCAGCAGCTTGATTGTCAACTCGCCATCGTAATTTGAATCGAACGCATCCACGGCAAAGCGGACGATTTCGCCCAGATGCTTTTTGCACTCTGCCGTGGAAAGCTGCGTCACAAAGTCCCGGCGCAGTTCAAACATATAGTTTGTGAGGGCGGAAAGTTGGTCCTTATAGAACTGTTCCTGCTGCCGCTTTTCCTCTCGCTTAGCCGTTTCCGCATTCTCTTTTCCCAAATCACGCTCTTTGTAGAGGTCAATCTGGTTTTGGCTGACCTTGTAGCAGTACGCTACGCTATCGGCATCGTCCGGCACTTCAACGTCCTTGCTAGTGTTCCAATATCCGTACCCAGCAACGTGCGCGTGAGTGCTGTAATTGGCATCAGGATTTTCCACTGCAAATTGGCGAAGCTGCTCAATCCATTCAGCCTTTCTGTGCTGGTATTTCTGGTCAGACAAGGCGTTCTGCATCTCACGGTTAAAATTAGCTGTGCCGAGGGTTTCCAACACCTTGTTCCGGGCATCCAGATCCTCGATTTTGTTGAGTTCAACAAAATCGGAAAGGGTTGCGCCACGCTGCTCTGCCTTTTTGAAGCTGTCACGGTTCAGTTCCAGCAGCTTGATGCGCCGCCGGATAGTGGACTGGGAGAACCCCGACTTGTCGGAGATCTGCTCCACTGTCTGCCCGAAGTCCATCATCATCTGGAAGCCCTGCGCCTGTTCGTAGACGGTGAGGTCTGACCGCTGCATATTCTCAATCATCATGGTCTGCATCTGCTCCCGCTCGTCCATCTCCACGATGGCGCAGGGCAGTTCGTACAGCCCTGCCTGCTGCGCTGCTGCTGCCCGGCGGTGGCCGATGATGATGGTGTAGTCCTCACTGGACCACACAGCCTTGGGTGTCCATGCTGCCGCTGCTGCGGCTGCATCCCCGCCCTCGTCAACGCACTTTGCGATGTACTCCCGGCTGTTGAGGTAATGGCCGGGGATTACGGTCAAGTTCTGGTACACACCGTTTTCCTTGATGCTGGCGGCAAGTTCGGACAGGTCGCCCAGTTCCTTGCGGGGGTTATCGGGGTGAGGGTACAGCTGCCGGATAGGGATGTAAGTAATGTCTGCCATAGGGATACTCCTTTCTTATTTCGGGTTAGAAAAACGTGAGCTGCCCGGTTTTTGTTTCGTTAAGGTGCTCGTTTTCCGGGGCTTTAGGCTCATTTTTGATAGATTTTTGCAAATTTGCGGGTTTAATATCGGTTTTTTCGATTTTTGCAGGTTCGCCTTTCGGCTCAAACAGCAGGTTCATCTGCGCTATCTGGCGGCGCATATACCACACATCGGTTGAGAAAAGCGGCATATACCAGATGCGGTTTTGTGGTCCTGCGGGCAGCAATCCGCGGCTGTCGTAGGCCGTTGCCGGGTTCACGAGTGTGTCACCGATGACTACATATCCAGCGCAGCCCATGAAGCTGCACTGGATGTAGCACATCAGCCCAACGATGAAGTCAATGTCTTGGGCTATGACAAGGACTTTGTTGTGGTAGCAGATATTCCGTCTTTTGCAGACGTTCAAAAAGGCAAGCAGCGTGGCCCCAGCACCGCAGGCCGGGTCAGATACCGAGATGAATCCCTCCATGTCCGGGTGCAGCTTCGGGTCGAACGTAATCTCGGCCATGCAGCGGCACACATCGTAGGGAGTGAAGAACTGCCCGGCGTGGTCGTTGCCCAACTCGCACATCATGTACAGCGAACCGAGGAAGTCTTGGTCAGGATTCTGCTCCATGCCCATGATTACCTCAGCCAGCATTTCAACCATGCCATCCCGCTCCTTGGCGGAGTATTTGGAAACGATGGTCTGATACATCTTAGTGCGCTCTGGGGCATTTACCTTGTCCGTGCTGTTCGAGATTTCGATGGCCGTCAGGGTGACGAAGTCCTCCCAAATCTCCCAGCGGCTGTGCTTTCCAGTCAGGCTATTGAAGATTTTGAGGAAGTTCTTCTGGTGGTCATCCCGGATGCTGCGGGTCACTGCTGCCTTTGCCATAGGTTACTCCTCCTCGCTGTCAGCAGCGGCGATGGTGTAGTGGCCGTTGGAGAACTCAATCACACCAGCGGATTCCATATCATCCAGCAGCGCAATGGCCTTTTCTGCGGTCACGCCCATCTGCTGCTCCAACATGGCCTGCGTAACGCCGCCGTTCTGCCGGGCAATCTCGGTGGCCTTGGTCAGTTCATCGGCTGCGGGTTCTTCCGCATCGTCCAGTTCCTCGGCATCGACTTCCTCCAGCGGCTCGGCCTCCGGCGGCAGGTCAGGCTCCTTGGCTTCGGTTTCAGGAATCTCCGGCATCTTCCCGCCGATGGCGTTCAGGCGGCCGCTCTCAATCAGCTCACGGAAGAAGAACTGGCAGTAGTAGGAGTGCATATTCTTGAAGATGTTCTTGATTTTGCCGAACAGGGCATCCTCAATGGTGAAGGTCTTGCTCATGCGGTAGACCAGCACACCATCCTTCATGGTGAACAGGAGGTAGGCATCCGGGGAGATGTAGCTGTCCTCGCTGGCGGTTTCCAGCATGGACATCTGTTCACCCACGCCCTTGATGGGGCGGATAATCAGCTTGATGGGGTAGCTGTTCTTGATGAACGTGTAGGTCAGGTCGTGCGCCTCGCAGATGTTCTTCAGCTTGGTGCGCTGGGCGGCGAACTTAGAGGCTTCGTTTTCGTAGCTATCCATGGTATGTGCTCCTTTCAAGTGGCAGAAAAATGATAATCGTTATCCCGGTTCTCAATGGCAGTCAGACCCACAGCGTAGGCTGCCCACACATCGGCTTTGAAGCCGTAGAAGAAATCCGGGCTCTTTTTTGTTCCACGGCCATTTTTGAGGTCGTGGTCTGCGAATCGGTCAATAAGCGCCCGCCGGATGGCGGCATCATTGGCGCGGGTGTTGTGGCAGATATGCCGCTTCTCCTCGATGCGGCACAGCAACCGTACCGGGCAGCAGGCGTTCAGGGCTTCATAGAAGCGGCCGATCCAGAGGACGGTATCGAACACCTCCCGGCCTACCGACATTCCGTAGGAGGCCACCATCTCGATGACCGCCCAACGCCAGCCCTGTGCCCCGGCAGAGGAAAGCTTTTGCAGCAGCTCTGCATTGTCGATTTTTCCAAATTCCAGAGGGCGCAGGGTGCTGCGATCAATCACGCAGTAGCCAGACTGGGTGTTACCGGGGTCGATAGCGATAATCGGAAATGCGCTCACAGGTACGACCTCCCAAACTCTTGGATGAACTGCTCCTCCGGCCAGCCGTAATACTCCATGGCCTTTTTCTGCGCCCACCTTTTTAAGCAGAGATCGGCCTCTCTATTTGTATGTACGGCAGTCACGCCGTTCTGGTGGCACCAAGGGCAGAGGTTTGCCCACAGGCCAAGCCGCTTGCTCTTATCCCGGTACGATCCGAAAAAGACTTCGTGCCGGGCGGTGCGATACCGCCCGCAAATCAGACAGGTGGGGCTCTTGCTGAGGATGCTGGGCGCATAGCCATTGCTGTCCAGCTTCTCGCCGTATTCATTTTGTGCCATATCAACGTCTCCTCCTACGCTCAAAAGACTGCTGGGAAACCTGCTGCATAATCAGCTGAACCTTGTTCTGCACGCCCTGCTCGGCCAGTACGTTGACGGGCTGTGAGGTGGCACCGATGCGACCAAGGGTCTGTGCCCGGACACGCTTGATGAAATTCAGCTGCTGCTTACGGAACTCTTTGTCCACTTCCACAGCATCCTTGCTGCCATCGATATCAGCAACTTCCAGATCCGGGGCTTGCATGGCATCGGCAGCGCAGCGGCGCAGCTTTTCCATCGCAACGTCCAGACCATCCTCGTGCCCCCACTTGTTCAGCTGCTCATAGTTGGCATGGCTTTCCTTGCGCAACCGTTCCAAGCGGTCTGGACCGTAGTGCAGCACATCAATAACCGCCTTGGCGTAAATCTGCCAAGCAATTTTGGCGGCTCTGTCGCCAGCCATGCGGTACTGCTGCTCTTTGCGCCCACGAGGCATTCTCACCATCGGGATTCGGTAGTCAGAAGAAACGCACCCAGCCAACCAGCTTTCCCGGATTGCCTCGGCCTTGTCCTTGGAGGGTCTGCCGTTTGCATCCGGGGTCATAATGACCTCGGTGTTCTGGTTCTCCAACTCGTCAATTCTAGCTTTAATGCGCTCCAGTCTGGTCTTGCCGACGCCGAACTCCTGATGCAGCGCAATGGTGGTGCACAAACACACGATTTGTCCGACCGCCTGTCTGGTATCGTCCATTTCGGTCTCAAACGGCTTTTTCACGGTTCAACACCTCCCGAAATAATCCAGACCCGGCGGGAACCCCATCCAGACCAGCTTAGAGCCTCTGCATGGGTGTTTACCGCCACATCCAGCTTGTTACCTTTTACCGCGCCCCCAGTGTCCTGAACGACCCGGAGGCCCACGCCCTCGATATAGACCACCGTGCCGTAGGGCAGAACGCTGGTGTCAGCAGCTACGGTCACGCCCGGCTGCACCTTTGCACCGCTGGATGTGATGCCGTGCCCCTCGCCACAGATGTGGGCGTATTCTTCTGCACAATAGGCCGTGCAGCTGAACGCCCCAGCGTATGTAAGGGTCAAATCGGTCTGGGCGTTCAGCTCTGCGGTCAGCTTGTCTACCTCGGTTTGGAGTTGGTCAATGGTTTCATCACGTTCTCCGGCCATGCGCTCCCAGTTGGATGACTTGCTGGCGTAGATATCCCGCTCGGTTTCCAGATCGTTCACCCGCCGGGAGTAGGCCGTGCTTGTGAGGATGCAGCCAACCATCGCACACGAAACGCATACAATCAGGCTGCGGAATGGTCTTTTCGACCTCATGCCGTGCCACCTCCAATCTGTGCCGGGGCTGCACCGCCGGGCAGAGCCGGGGGCTGCAAGCTCTCAACCGGGGCATCCTGCACAGCCCGGTCAAAGCCCGGCCGGACGAACTGGCGCAGATCCGCGCTGCTGCGGCTGCTGAAAATCTCCGACAGGTCTGCCGGGGAGCCAGCCCACCGCTGTACCACCATTGGGAGGGCGGCGAAGATTTTCGCGTTTTCCTTTTTGAAATCTTCGCCTTTCAGCTTGCGCCCATCGGGGGCAATGAAGCCGCCGTGGGTCTGGTAGTACAGATTTGCCTCGATTTTCCGGGCAGCTGCCGCAGCCTGCGCCCAAAGGTCATTTGCCGAGGGCTGCTGGGCAGACAGTAGCTTTTTGATTTCAGCGCACCAGTCCACAATCAGCTGGTTCTGGAATCTGCACTGTGTAAAGGCCGTATACAGAGCCTTTTCCACAATCTCGTCCGGGATGGTGCCAAACGCCCGGATGTAGATTTGCGTGTCAGCCTTACGCTCATCCTTGCTGCGGATCCGGCCATAGTGGTTATCAATTACCACCAGCAGCTCAAGCAGCTTTTTATCTGTCATGTTGAGCCTCCTAAAAGTTCTCCGAAAATTTCATCGTAGTCATCGGCAGCGGAACGCTTGGGCTGCTGACCCGCCGGGGGCTTGCGCCGCTGGTCGCGGGCTTGCACATCGCCAAGGGTTTTCACACCCTCGTTCTTCCACGCTTTCAGAATGCCGTTGATATAGTTCCACTTGCGAACGCCGGACAGAGCAGCTTTTTTGATGGCCAGCAGAATGAGGTCATCCGCGAAAATCTCCCGCCAGCCCATCAAGGCATCCCTTGCAGCCGGTGGGAAACTGCCAACGTTCTCCTCGTAAGAGCCGATGATCTCCGCCAATCCAGCATCGACAGCCGGACTACCGTTATCTCTATCTCTTATCTCTTTATCTCTAATCTCTATTCTCTTATCTCTTATCTCTATAGGGAAATTTTCCCCAGTGGTATCCCCAGCAGTTTCCCCAGCCGCAGGGAGAGAATTTGCTGCTTGAAGTGCCTGTCTGCGCTTTTTAGCGGCCCAGTCGGTTTCACTTCCGACCATTTCAGCATGGTTTACGAGAACCAGCGTTCCATCTCGGTCTTCATAAATGAGGCCAAGCTGCTTATAGAGTCCAAGAGCAATGCGGACGGTGTCCAGCGAAAACCATTTGCAGTCACGCTGAATCTTTTCAATATCGAAAGGAATAATGATATCGCCTATCTGACAAGTAAGGCGGCCGCCAGTATTTATGGTTTTGAGACAGAGAAGTTGATAGAGGACAACGTAGTTGGCGCCGTTCGGCTGGCTCATCAAGAAATCGACCACTTCCGAATTCATGAACGAATCCTTGAGTTTTATCCAGTAAAACCTCTTGCCAGTTGCCATTATCAGACCTCCTTAGAACGGCAAGTCATCTGTGTCGTTGATTTCGGAGAAATCATCTGGATTGCCCTGCGAGAAGCTGGGCTGTACAGCTTCGGGGGCAGCTTCTGCGCCCTGCCACTGCTGCCGCTGGCTCTGAGTGGAAAATCCCATCTGCTGGGGCTGCTGATTCCGATATGTGGACGGCGGCGGATTCGTACCGCCGTCATCCACGGGTTCCTGTCGGTTGCTCTGCTTGGGGCCGCAGAAGTGAGCCTTATCCACGATGAACTCCGTTGCAATACGGTCTTCGCCGTTCTTGTCCTGATATTTGCGGGTCTGGCAGTGGCTTTCCACTACCATCTGGCTGCCCTTGCTGAAGTATTTGCAGATGAACTCTGCGGTATTGCGCCACGCTGTAAAACTGAGCCAGTCAACCTGACGGTTGCCGTCCTCGTCTGCCTTGCTGCGGTCAATAGCCATGCGAAAACTCGTGACCGAGATGCCGCTTTGTGTAGTCCGAAGTTCAGGATCAGCGGCAAGCCTCCCCTGAAAATTGCAGCTATTCAGCATTGAACATCACCTCTTTCTGGTCATTTGGACCATTCTTCTTTGTACCGAGCCAACTGTTCCGGGGTATCCGTCTGGATGCCCAGTTCCTTGGCTTCTTCGATTGCGCCGTCTACAAGATGAGCAAACTCTTTCGTGTTCATCTTGTGGCTTTCCTTGTAGACAAAATAACAGGAGTAATTTTTGCCGTTCTCCTGCCGGGTTTCATAAAGCCGGACATAGGGGTAAAAATCGCAGGGATCTACGGTTGGCGGGAGTTTTAATCCAACAGGCTTTCCATCCTTATCGCGGGCCAGTGCTCCATACGACACCACAAGTCGCCGCTTCACGACATCTTCGCTCTCTCCGGTTTCCGCAGAAATTTTGTTGCACAGAACGTGGAAATACGCATTTGCTGACAAGCTGCGCTTTTCCCTGTGCTTTTTGATTTCCACATCCAGAACCGGCTCCAGATGCAACTTATCCCAGATTTCCCGGAAGTCGCCGTTGAGTTCCAATGTGACACGCTGTTTTCCACCGAGGGTGAACGCCATGTCCACCAGCCGCCCGGTCATGCGGTATCCTCCTTGTCCTGATGGCAGTGCATATAGATGTACGCGCTGTTTGACCCCATGTTGGCATAAAGCCAATCATTGATTTTTGCCACGCTCATGTGGTCACGCAAGACACGTTTTTCGTAGATATACTCACCAGTCAGCTTTTTCTCGGCAATTTTTGCCTGAATCTCCTCGTCCTCGTAGTTGGCTTCGACCATGTAGAGGTCGTAGTTTGGAGCGGCTATACCGTTCAGATTGTTCATGTCGGTGCAGTAGAACAGCTTTCCAGCAGGGAGCCAGACCTTCCATCCGCAGTTCGGAACATTGTGCTTCACCATGTTCGGAATGACATTGCAGATGCCGTAACCGTACATAGTTCCCGGTGTCAAAACATCAATCTGGGAAATTGGCACCCCTGCATCCACCAGCGGTTTGCACAACCAGTCACAGCAGGCGAATCGCAGCGTTGGGCGATTGGATGCCAGCAGTCGAAGCGTTGACGGCTGGAAATGGTCACAGTGGATGTGGGTCAAGAGAACCAGCTTCAGAGTGTTCCATTCTGCGGCCAAAGCCTTGAACGGAACACCACAGTCAATCAGAATCTCATGCTCAATCACCACGGCATTCCCCTTGCTGCCTGTTGCGATGATGTTGTAGCCGATCATAACGAACTGAGGTCAACAACCTCTTCGACGGCAGTGGGCTCGCCCTGCGAAATATCACCGTGCGGCAAGGCCTGTCCTGCGTCCACTTCGGGCTTTCCAGTATGAAGTTCTGGCTGCTCCTGTGCGTCAGACACGACCTCCTGCGTAGTAAGGATTTCGCCATTATCTGCTACCGCTGCCACGGCATTATCACTTTCCAAAGCCCTGGTCATTTCGATGCTCATAACACCCCAGCGAGAAATAAGCTGGCGAAGCATGGTTTTCTTTGCCATGTCACCGAACGACTTATACCAAAAGGACGAATACTTCCACATTTCGCTCTCCGGGATTTTGCCAGCCAGCAATTCCTCGTACTTCTGCCGGCTGAACGCCTTGGAGTAGGTATCTGCGTGGTTCATCATTTTTTCCTTGGACCAGTACAGCACCTTGCGGAAACCGTTCATGTACTCAAAGTAAGCCATGTAGCCAACGGTAGGCAGCGCATCTCGCTGATCATCGTCCTCGATGAACTGGAACTTGGGTTTGCCGGTCATCGAATCTTTGCCAAGATACTCGCCCTGCTTAATCTCGGTAACATCGAGATCCGCATACTGGCCGCTTCTCAGCGCCAGCTGGATGTAGCCCTTATAGCCCAGAACAAACTGTGCCGTGACACTCTCCGGGCGGATCAGCCTGTTGTTGCGGTCATACTTGGCTTTCTGCTTGAAAGGCACGAGGTAGTACTGCCCCAGCTGAGGGGACGGGCTGAGGTTCAGGCTTTCGCCCAGCAGGGCACCTGCCAGAATCGTGCCGGCATCGCACTCCTGCAAAGCCGGATTGACCGCGACTGCCGAGGTGATGCTTGCCGTAAAGCGGCGAACGCGGGCGGGGTCGCGCAGGGTGTTGGCAATCAAAGACTGATAGCCCTTAGTGGTTATCGCCACAGAGAACTTAGGCTTCTGCTGCGCTTGCAGCTGGTTGTTATACGTTGCCATATTCAATACCTTCCTTTTCAAGATAATTTTTCAGACCGATAAGCTGCGCCTTAGTGCCTTTTGCGTAGAAGCGGGTCATCAGAATGGGCTCCGGTTTGGGCTGCAAGGCCGGTTCGACATCGGGCTGCACGGGCATTTCCGGGTCTACTGAAATTTCCTGCGCCGGTTCAGGCTGCGTCTGGGCTGCTGCTGCAGCTGCGGCGCGAACTTTTTCTGCCGCAGCTTCACGTTCTGCCTGCCTGATACGGCGTTCTTCTTCCTGCCGCCGCTGTTCCTCCAGAGCCTTGTGACGATTGTCCACCGTCTTAATCGCACCGGGCAAATCGAGATTTTTTCGGTACTCCACCATAATTTCAGCAGAGTTTTCCATTGCCGTGATAGCTGCAATATCAGCTACGATGCCATCCACAAATGCCTTTGCCTGTTTTTTTAAGGAAGTCAGGCTGTCGCTCATATTGACTTTCGGGCGGTAGTTCAGATCATCCATCCAGTCAATGTCGGCAGCTTTCACCAGTTCATCGTAGTAGCCCATAACGGCATCTGTCTTTTGGGCTACAATGCCGGAGGTTACATCTGTGATCTTCTGCTTCAACTCGGCATCTGCTTTCTGGAACGGCTCTGTTATGCACTCCCGGTAGACCTGTTCAAAAGCCTCATAGGGTTCGAGGATTTTGTTCTTGACCGCAATGCGCTGGGCTTCGTACTCCTTAAATTCCTTCGTCAACTGTGCGCGGGCATCCTTGACGCTTTTATAGGTCTGCTCGGTGCAAACCAGTGAGAGAGCTTCGGTTGTGCGCTGCTCAATGTCAGCCTTTACGCTATGCAGCCGTTCAACGATAACCGGAAGCTGCTGCAGTTCGATGACCTGCAACGAGGTATTCTGTTCCATGTGGTCCTCCTTTTACTTTCCAAAAATGATGGTCTTCCCGGTGTCCTTATTCAGGAGCACCATGCCGTTCGGAATGTCCCGAACCCAAAGATATGCGGTGCAGTCCCAGCCAGCAGCGGAAAGGGCTTCTTTCTGCTTGCGGGTCAGCTTTTTGCCTCTTACTTTCAAAAAATCACCTCCTCGTTCCAACGCTTCAACAGCGCGGGCTGCATGGTGATGATCTTGTAGCCGGTGGCTTCCAGTTCAGTGCTGCGGTCGTAGCTCTGCACGTCCTGCGCGTGCCGTGTGACAGCGTTTGCCAGACCATAGAGGGAAAGGTCACCACCCGCGATAAGATGCCCCAGAATGCCCTCGCTCTCGTTCTGGCGGATGTTGAACTCCTTGGCCGCAAGCTCAACCACCTTGGGAGCCACCGCCGGGAGAATGGGCGCTTCCTTGGCATCCCGGAGTTTCTGCACCAGTGCATTGAACCGGGCTTCATCGACCGCCGCCCGAACGGTGTCCTCAATCTTCATCAGGAACGCCCGGTCATCGGCTTCGATGGTCTCATCCCGGAAAATCCCGAAATCGCCATCCACGCTTTCATTGATGCGGCCAACATGGCGCTTGCCAACACCCACATCCGCCACCATGCCATTGGTACAGACAAGACGGTAAATCAGCGGCTTCACGGAAACGCTGCCCATGCCGACCTCAGAATTGGAAATCAGGATGCCGGCCTGAACAATGTCACCCGGCACAACCTCGGTCTGGATGCGCTCATTGACAACCTTGATGTACATGCGGGTATCGGTCAGTTCACAACTCTCAATGCGGGCACCCTGCATTTCAGAGATAATCGGCAGGACCGTCTGGGCGACCTCGTAATTGTCGATGCGGCGGTAACGGTCGGAGAGAATGGCGCGGGCGGTGCCGTCAAGGGTACGAACCATGCGGCGGGTGTCCGGGGACTGCTGGAACCAGCCATTGACGTTTGCCATCAGCAAGCCGGGGTTCTCTGCCCGCATCCGCTCGTAGTAGGGAGCCGGGATTTTCAACTGCAATCCCAGCTGACGGTGAGCATTCTCATTCAGCTGGAATGGGGTGTTGCCAATCACGAGGTCAAAGTTCTCGTTGACGGCGGTCATCTGCATAGCACCCGCCGTGGCAACGTAGTCCTTTTTGACCTTGGCTTGCCGATCAAGTTCAATCGCCAATTCCTGCAAACTTCTTCCATATTTCATAGGGTTACTCCTTTTCCGGGAAGCACTCGTTGACTTCCCATGCGTCTGCGGCCTCTATGCAGCGGTCGCAGCCTACGATTGTTCCATCATCGGCGCGATAGATGGTATCGCACCGCTGGTGGCAGATGGGGCACACAGGGGGGTCAGGATAGCCAGCCTCCGCATCAGTCCTCGGATACATCATCCAGCACCTCCCGGAGCGTCCGACCAATCCAGCGGCCTACGCCGTCCAATGCGCCATTGCTGTCCAGCCAGACAAACACGGCTGCAACGGCAGCAGTCAAAACGAACTGTGCCGCCGGGAGCCGGGCTGCCGCCTGCTCTGCAGTGATGCCATACACGGTCATCAGGATCTTTGTCATGTCTTGTTCTCCCCTTTCTTTCTCTGCTGGTAGGCCTCCCATGCGGCATCCAGCTTGGATTCTCCGTCCGGCATGGCCATGATTTTGAGGTAGAGCCTCTTACAGCCCCGCGCCAGCCGGGCGGTATCTTCGGGGCTGATTTCATCCAAGTGGATGTGGATGTCGCTGTTCATGTGATCCTCCATTTGTTCAGTTTAACTGAACTTACAGGGCAAAAAAATAGTCTGGAATATCCGACACTTCAATTTTCAGTGCCTGACACGCAGCCTCGATTTCGTCCTGTTTCCAGTCAACCTTACCGTTGAGTTTGAGAGAGGTGGTGCGCTCCGACCATCCCATACTCTTGCCAAATGCCCCTCTGGTTCCGAAAATCTCAACGATTCGGCCCAGCAGCTTGTTATAGCTTCTCTGCATCAATTTCACCTCTTTTCCGTTCGGTTCAGTTTAACTGAACTGTTCACACTTTACCACAACGATTTTCCCTTGTCAATACAAAAATTCACTTTTTTTGAACTTTTAGGCTGGAATACTTGAACTTTTGTTTATACCATGCTATGATGTAATCATACCGGAGGTGAACCAAATGAAGCCATCAACGACTGCAGAACGTCTGCAAGAAGCTATGAACATAAGAGGTCTGAAACAGGTTGATGTTTTGAAGCTTGCAGAGCCGTACTGCCGCGCTTACGGTGTCAATCTTGGAAAAACCGCATTGACTCAATATGTGTCCGGGAAAATCGTTCCCCGGCAAGATAAGCTAACTATTTTAGGGTTGGCTCTCGATGTTTCGGAAGTTTGGCTGATGGGATATGACGTTCCAATGGAAAGAAAAACTGCGCCCATCCCCATGGAAGAGGACGGGCGCAGCAAAGAGTTCGTCGAACTTTTTAATCAGCTCAGCACCGAGCAGAAAAAGGCCGTTCTATATGTTATGAAAGGCTTTTTAGAAAAGCAATGACACGTTCTTGGTCATCTGCTGACAGATGCAAGAACAGTTCAAGTGCCAGCATGGCGCGAAGCTGCTCTTGGACATCATCGGAATCGATGGAAACGTCCATAATATTCCGCTCCTTTATGTAAGATTACTGCCAGCAGTTTACACGATTATACCAGAAGCGTGAACAGTTTTCAGCCATTTGTAAAATAATGCCGGAATGCAAGGAATAATTATGATTTTGACTACAACTGACAACGTGCAGGGCAAAATTGTAACGGAACAGGTGATTTCTTATGGATTTGAAAGAAGTTGCACTTCACTTGCGAGATTTTAGGGGCGTCTATGTGACAGGGAATCCCGCTATGTTGAGGAGCCGGACGGATTTTCTTGATATTTTTTCAGCGTATGGTCTGACCGCAGACATGAGTGTGTCAAAGAAGACCGGGCTTTTAATCGTGTGCAGTGACCCGATGCAAAAGAAAATCGACAGAGCTGCCGCCCTAAATATTCCAACCATTTCAGAGCAGCAATGGTTTGAACTTATGCCGGAACTAGAAGCCCTCGGAATGTGGAATGGAAAGCCACTTCCGTTTGCGGATGACAATGGCATCTACCGTTTTGATGTGGGTGGTGATGGATAATGGCAAAAAAGAAGAAGCCCGCCGGGGGCAATGCCATCATCTATGCCCGCTACTCATCCCACAACCAGAGGGATGTTTCCATCGAGCAGCAGATTGAGGCTTGCCGGAAACACGCTGCAGAACTGGGGTTGACCATCACCGACACCTACGAAGACCGCGCTATCAGCGGCCGCACCGATAACCGCCCCGCGTTCCAGCGTATGATGCACGATGCCGAAAACGGAAAGTTCAGCTATGTGCTGGCGTGGAAGTCCAACCGTATGGGGCGGAACATGATGCAGGCCATGGTCAACGAATCCCGCTTGATGGACTGTGGCATAAAGGTCTACTACGCCGAGGAAGATTTTGACGATTCAGCTGCCGGGCGGTTTGCACTGCGCAGCATGATGAATGTCAACCAGTTCTACTCGGACAACCTCGCAGAAGACGTACGACGCGGTCTAATGGACAACGCCAGCAAGTGCATGGCCAATGGCAAACAGCCGCTGGGCTACAAGCGGGGCGAGGATGGCAAGGTCGTGGTGGATGAACCGGCGGCCGCTATCGTCCGGGAGGTCTACACTCGTGTCGCTTCTGGCGAGTTATTCACGGACATCGCCCGTGATCTGAACCGCCGGGGCATAAAAACGGCCGATAAAGGCGAATGGAATAAGAACAGTTTTCACAGGCTGTGTTCCAACGAGAAATACCGTGGCATCTACATATACGGCGATGTTCGCATCGAGGGTGGCATACCGACCATCATTGATGATACCCTGTGGTACAAGGTACAGGAGGCACTTCGAGTGAAAAAGCTGAAAAGAAACGGCCGACATCGCCCCGGCGATGAGGACTACCTCTTGACCGGGAAGTTGCGGTGCGGGAAGTGCGGCGGCTACATGATCGGGATGTCCGGCAGGTCAAAAACTGGAGAAATCCATTACTATTACACTTGTCAGAATAGGCGTGTCGGGCGCACCTGTGACAAGAAGAACATCCGCCGGGATGTTATCGAGCCAGCGGTAGCACAGGCCATCAAGGATTACTGCCTGACCGATGATGCCATCGAATGGATTGCCGATAAAACTGTGGAATACTGGGAGAAGGCAGACAGGAATCTCCAGCTCGATTCCATCGAGGGCGATCTGGCAGCCGTGCAGTCGTCTATCTCAAACGTGATGAAAGCCATTGAGATGGGTGTGGTCACAGAAACGACCCGTGACAGGCTCATAGAATTGGAAAAGCAGCGCACCGACTTGAAGTCAAAGCTGGCGCTTGCCAAAGAGGAAGTTGTCCATGTTGACCGTAAGAAGCTGATTTCCAGCCTGCTGCTTTTCAGAAATGGCAACATTCATGACCGTCAATATCAGGAAGACCTTTTCAAGACATTCCTGATATCCGTGTATGTCTACGATGACGATGACAATGGGCACTTAAAGATTGTATTTAACGCTTTCGGAGATAACAACACCGTTGATTTGCCTATTGATTTTGGTGAAACTGACAATCAATCAGGATTTTCCGATGGAGCGGAAAAGTTCGATTATGCTCTCCATCGGTCAACCAAAAGCCACCTGATGAAGATCAGGTGGCTTTTTTGTTTTCCGCAGCCGCCTCATTTTACACCATTTTCTTCAGCAGATACCGGTCATACCCGCCGTACATCTCCCG